AAAGCAAGATTTGATCAAGTTAGTGCTCTTTTTGATGAGCTAATGGATACAGGTCTTGCTCCTATTATAGAACAAAAAGCACTAGCGCGAGAAACATACAGATTAGCAAGTGAACATCATTATAGTTTATATCAACAACAACGCTATATAATAGGGGTTGTACGCAACCTTGAGCGGAAACTTAAAATAGCGCTTATTCGTGACAGACTGTTAAATCAAGCGCGCGGTAAAAGACAATGCAAATCTAAAAAAAAGGGCAAAAAAGGCAAAAACACTAGAAAAAGAAGACCATAAAAACTATAAAAATCAAATCTATAGTATATTATATTTTATAATACTATATTATACTATATTTTATATATGAGTGAAACAAGAGTATCATCGCGACCACACCAACCAAGTTTAGCCTATAGAAGACGCAGACTATTTAGAGAAATAACAAAAATTAGAACTATAATAGCTAACTTAGACAATGACATAAGTAGATTTAATGAGCGAGCAACAATAGCAAATAGCACGGCTGCTAGTGCTAGAGAACGGATACGCTATTTAACTCGAGAAATAACGCGACGTAATCAAGAAGAAACAGAGGGTAATTTTGGAAATGAGTATGCTAGGTCACTACGCCATTATAATGATTATACTAGAACAAATCCCACTGATGTTGAAGGTATAAGAAGTCGTTATACTGAGGCAACTCGTCTTCATAGTACTACTAATGCTGCTATTCAAGAAAATATTAGACCACTAAGACTAGAAGCACAGTCAATGTTACGAACCTTAACTAGAGCACAAAAAAAGTATAAAACTTTAAATGAGGATATAGCAACATTAACGCAACAAAAATACGATTTACAAAACGAACTTGATGAAATGAATAGCGAATATTTAACCTTAACTATAAATGAAAATGTTGCAAGCGGTAAAAAACAGCATCGTTGTACATATAAAAAAAGAAAAAGAGGGCAAAAACACTAAAAAATGATTTATTAACTTATTATTATAATATAATATAATATATTATAATAAGTTATGTCTGATAGTAGTGAAGAATCACCACAGAGAAGACAACAAAGACCAATAACAACACTAAGAAGAGCAACTGAACTACAACAAACTGCTCTAGCTAATAGAAGGCGCACACTATTTAAAAAAATAGAAAAATTAGGAACTAAATTAGCTAAATTAAATAACAAAATAAGTAGTCTTACTCAAGAATTAACATTAGTAAATAACAGGCGTAGTACTATTAGAGAACGAATACAGTTTTTAACTATAGAAATAAATCGACTTACTCAAGAAGGAATGGAAGGGAATCTTGGAAACGCATATGCTAGGTCGCGTCGCCATTATGAACAATATAGAGTGACCAATCCAAATGATAGGGAAGGTATAAGAAGTCGTTATGATGAGTCAAGTAATATTCATAGAACTAGTATTGCTGCTATTCAACAAGTTATTAGACCAATAATTGAAGAAGGAGAGTCCGCACTGCAAACATTAAGTGAAACAAAAAATAACTATGATACTTTATATGCTCGTAGAGAAAAATTAATGAATGAAAGAGACGAATTACAAAATAATCTATATGAGTTGCGTAGTCAAGACAGAGAGTTAAATATAGCGCACGGTAAAAGACAACGTCGTTCTAGACGAAAAATAGGAAAAAAATAAAAAAAGTGTATAGTTATAAAAAACTAATATATATACTATTATATATACTATTATATATACTATTATATATATACTAGATGCCAGATATTATAAATGATAATGAAAACGAAAATGGAAGAGAAGCAAGGGCGTTGCAACAAATAGCTTCGCTAAGAAGAAGGCGAGCTTTAGCAAGAAATACTCAAGCTTTAACAAGAAGAAGCCGAAATTTACTTAGAGAAAGAACTGACTTAACAACACAATTAGCAAAATTACAGTCTGAACTAAGAACTATTGATGCTAGTATAATGGCTCTAGAAGCTGAGATTGTTACTATTGGGCAACGTGTGGAGACTGCAAGTCAAAGAGCAACTCATGGAAGAACACTAGCTACACAAGAACAAGTACGAGGTAATATTGGAGACACACATCGTAGCGCACGAAGTGCCTATGATAATTATAGAAATACTAATCCTTATGATACTGACACTATAAATCAACTTTATAGTGGCTATATTGCTATTAGTAGTGCCATTCACGCTAATAGTCAAGAACGCACTAGACCATTAGTTGATGAAAGCAATAGAGTATTACGCACTCTGCTGGAAGCAGAAGACTCCTTAAGTATTTTAACTAGTCATCAAACTACTTTAAGACGAGAAATAGCTGAACTAAAAGCAAGACTTATGCTATTGAATAGAGAAAGCGAAGAGTTAAATCGAGCACGTGGCAAAAAAAGAAGATATAAAAAAGGAACAAAAGCTAAACGCGGAGGCGCATGGACTTTAAAATATAAAAGGTCTATAAATTGTATGCGTCCAAAAGGATTCTCTCAAAAACAATATTGTAAATATGGAAGAAAAAGTAAAACAAGTAAAAAAATATAAGTGTATTACAATTTCTCTAGTTTCTATTTTCTATATTATATACTATATATATTATATACTATATATAATTTATATTATATAGTATATAGTATATAAACTATGTCTCCATTTCATTATACGGCAGGACCATTATTTGATTTTCTAATACTTAGATTGAATAAACTAAAAGAAGATATATCAGGTGTTGCTGGTTTTCATGAGTGGAATGATGTTCCACATATAATAGAAACCTTAATACCTGTTAATGAAAAAATAAGGAGTGAAATAGAATTTATTTTTGATCATTGGATGGCTTTTTATCATCATAGTACAGCTCCTCTTTCTATTCCGGCTGTGAAAGTTTATAATGCACTAGTAAATATATTGACAGTTAAACTTGATATATTAGCTCGTCCTGTTAATAATGAAACTGTAGCAACATTACTTCTTGAATATAATAAACTTAATAATTTAATACCTATTGCCATTGATGAATTAGATGTTCTTAATCAACTATTAATTGATTTAGACATTGATCCTCCGATTGTTCAACCACCACTGCTTCGCCGCCAACCAAATATAACACCTTTTCCAACATCTTTTTCGTCATCTGATTCGTCTTCGTCTTCATCTTCATCTTCGTCTTCGTTATTTGGAAACCAAGTACATCCTCTTGACATGGCTGCGGCTAAAATTTACTTTAATACATATAGAAAATCAAGAAAATTAAGAAAGTCAAGAAAATCAAGAAAATCAAGAAAGTCAAGAAAGCCAAGAAAGCCAAGAAAATTAAGAAAATCAAGAAAGCCAAGAAAATAATATAGTGTTAAACTATAAAAATGTCTCATCTAAGTTCGCCAATGTCAATTGCCATTATGATTTTTTACTCGTTCTTAACATTCTTTGTTGGTCCATTTATAACAAGACCCTTTTTAAAAGAACATCCTGACCATTGTGTCGCTGGATTTTTAGTAGGTTTCACAATTAGCATACTTTTATGGATGAAAATAGGAAGACACTATTCAAAATAGTGTACTAATATAGTATAGTAATATAGTGATCTATACATAAAAATAAAAATAATTAACTAGTTAGTTATTTTTATTTTATAATGTTTAGCAATTTTTAATATGTAATGTCTTATGTTTAAACAAATTTTGTCATAACTTTTAGCAAAATATATATCATAGACGCAAACAATACGCTATTAAAAATATAACCATATAAATTAGGATTGCCATCAATATTAAACATAAATGGTAATAAATTTTTGTTGTATTTTTTAATAGCTGGAAGTTGGAATAAAAAATATACAAGTGCTATTATTAATGGAAGCTGTCCTTCGCTATATAGCATATCATAAAAATTAGAATTGCGCATTTTTCTGTTATTTTCTTCAATCAAGTAGTCTGGTGTTTCGTTGTTTTTTATATAGTCTTCTTGAACTGGTGGTGGTGGTATATAATTGGGTTTTATTTGCTCGTCATTTGAAATTTGTATAGAATTGTTTGGTATATCTCGTGATGGCAGTGAAGTTGAACCATTTAAACTTGCTTTTTGTATTTGATTTACAAGCTCATTATAGTTTGGTTGTTTATTTAATACACTATTTTCCATTGTTATTTGATTACTGTTTTGTTGCATTGGATTTTGTGTGCTATATGTTCCCGATGGTATAAATTGATTAATAGCAGGGCCTGGCATTTGATTATTTTGGTTTGAAACTATTTCATTTTTATTTAAAATAATATTTTGCGGTTGTTGTTGCATTAATAGTTGTTGTTGGACGCTATTTATTTGCATATTAGAATTTGGATTCGGATTTGGCAATTCATTTATATATGTTAATCCACTTGAAGACATTAATTAATATATATACCTAAATATTTATTGAATTAAAAACGCAATAAACATTAAAAAGTAGTTCATTAGTTATTTTGTTATTTTAGTCAATTTCCTCCATATTAGATTCTTCTTTGTTGGCTTCTTCTGTTTCTTCTGCTTCTTCTGCTTCTTCTGTTTCTTCTGTTTCTTCTGCTTCTTCGTCTTCTTTGTCTTCTTCTGCTTCTTCTGCTTCCTCTGCTTTGCTTACCTCTTCTTCGTTGTCTTCGTCTTCAATAGAAAGACCTAATTGAATAATACGATTAATTCTATTTACAAATGTTGTTGGTTCTTCTAGACTAAAGCCACTATTAATTAGTGCGGACTCAAATAATAGAGTAATTACGTCTTTTAGGCTATTTGTATTAACTTGATTTTTAACCTGTGTTTGTAAAGCTTTAATAATAGGATGAGTTGGGTTAAGTTCCAGTGTTTTTTTAGACACCATATAAGAATTCATATTTGGATCGCGTAATGCTTGTGCTTTCATGATTCGCTCCATATTGGCAGACCATCCTGTTTCGGCAGTTACTAATACACACGGACTAGTAACAACACGCTCACTTAATACCACTTTATCAACTTTGTCTCCTAAAATAGATTTAATGCTATTTGTTAGTGGTTTAAAGTCCTCGATACACTTAGTCCATTCTGTTTTAGATTCAGTAGTTTCATCAAATTTTAGACCTTCTTTTGTTACACAAACTAATTGCTTTCCATCATATTCTCTTAATTGTTGAACACAATATTCATCAATTGGTTCAGTCATAAATAAAACATCGTAATTAAGCTTTTTACACTTTTCAATAAAAGGTGAATTTTCAACAGCTTTTTGCGTTTCACCCGTAATATAGTAAATTGCTTTTTGTGTTTCAGGCATAGCCTCCACATAGTCTTTAAATGAAATCATAGCCGTTTTAGAGTTTGAACTATGAAACATTAATAATTCAGAAAGCTTTTCACGATTTGAAGTGTCTTCGTGAATGCCCAATTTAATATTTTTACCATATTGTTCATAAAACTTTACATAGTCTTCGCGTGTTTGCTTAATTTCACCAAATAATTCTAAACACTTCTTTACAATGTTTTTCTTAATTACTTTTAGAATTTTATTTTGCTGTAACATTTCACGCGAAATATTTAGTGGCAAGTCTTCAGAATCAACAACGCCTTTAACAAATCCTAACCACTCTGGAATTAAGTCTTCGCATTTATCGCTAATAAATACACGACGCACATATAATTTAATAGATCCTTGTTTCTTTGTTTTTGGTTCAAAAATATCATATGGAGCGCGCTTTTGCACAAATAATAAACACTTAAACTCTAGCTGTCCTTCTACTGAAAAATGTTTTACTGCTAAATAGTCTTCCCAATCGTTTGTAAGTCCTTTATAAAAAGCAACATATTCTTCTTTGCTAACTTCTTCTGGTTTTTTAGACCAAATTGGTTTTTGTTTATTTAATAGTTCTAGCTCTTTATGAACTTCTGTAATCGTTTTTGTAACTTTTTCTTTTTTGTCTTTAGGTTCGTCTTTGTCTAAATCTTCAATAGTAGGTTCGTCTTCTTTATCCTCTTCCTCTTCTTTGTCCTCTTCCTCTTCTTTATCCTCTTCCTCATCATCCTCTACTTCTTTAGATACTGATTTTTCAACACTAAGACTAATAGGATAATTAATAAACTCAGAATGTGTTTTTACTAGTTCTTTAATTCGGTGTTCTTCTAAATATTCAAGCTGGTCTTCTTTTAAATAACACACAATTTTTGTTCCGCGTCCTAATTGTTCTTCACTATTATCTTTTTTAACTGTAAAAGAACCACCAGCATTAGATTCCCATACATATTGGTCATCGTCATTATGTTTTGAAGTAACTACAACGCGGTCGCTAGTTAAATATGTTGAATAAAACCCGACTCCAAATTGCCCAATTAAATTGACATCTGTTCCTAGTTTCATTGCCTCCATAAAGCCCTTTGTTCCCGATTGTGCAATAGTTCCTAAGTTTGTAATCATATCTGCTTTTGTCATACCAATACCCGAATCCACAATAGTTAATGTTTTATTTGCTTTATCTGGAATAATATTAATATACAGCTCTGGATTAGAAGCTAATACGTCTTTGTTTGTTAATGATAAATGCCGCACCTTATCGAGAGCATCTGATGAATTAGAAATTAACTCACGTAAAAAAATCTCCTTATTTGAATAAAATGTATTAATAATAAGGGACATAAGCTGATTAATTTCGGCTTGGAAAGCAAATGTTTCTACATTAGATTGATCGGGCATAGTATAATATTTTTATAACTCATTTTGCTTTTAAATTAATTTCATAAATATATTTAGTTAAACTATTTTATTATAGTAAATAAAAATTATTATAATATATACTATATATTATAATATAATAATGATAAATAATGTTGTTAAAAATATATTACATACAAGTATGGGAAAAATTATATTATCAATATTATTAGGTCTAGGACTTTCTACAATATTTAGGCAAGTATGTAATTCAAAAGATTGTTATAAGTTTATTGGTCCAAAACATAATGAATTGCGTGATAAAATTTTCTCAAGTGACACTACTAAAACAAAATGTTATAGCTTAGTAGAAGAAAACATTCCGTGTGGTTCAAAAAGCAAAACACTAGACTATGCTACTGATTTTACTTAAAAGGCACAATTTTCAATTTAAAGGCACAATTTCAATTTTGCTCTTGTCACTTGGACACTTTACTTCTTGCACTTTGTAACCAAAGCAATTTTCTGCCTCATCTTTATATTCTATTTTGTCAATATTGTGTCGATTTGGATATACTATTACTCTTCTATTATAGTCAATATAATAAATATATAATAATCCTAATAAAAATGTTATCAAAAATACACTTATATTTATATATTTTGATATACTATTAAAAAAGTTAAAGAATACCATTTAATATAATGTAATACTTTATATTTAATCATTTATTTCAACTATTAATTCTTCTGGACTATAATTATTTTGATATAATATATATTTGTCTTCTTCATTTTGTTCAACATAACATGATTTATATTTTAAATTCATTAAATCTTTTCCAATAACAGCTAGTTTAGTCTTGTGTATTTCAATAGCGCTTATTAAATATACAACTTCTCCCGATGATTTATATAATTCAAGAGCTTCGCTATATTGTTTTTTATATGTTTCAAATTCACTAGTTTTTTCAAGAATCATTGTTTTTAATTCTTCATTGTTTGTTATTGAATTATATAAATTCACTAAATTATTATAACTTTCTTGACTATTATTTAATTGCTGTTTTAATGATTCAAATAATTCTACTGCTTTTTCTTCTTCAATATAGTTAAATAGAAAATCCAGCTTAGTAGCTATAATTTGTTTTTTGTAATTTATTACTTCATTAGAAGACTTTAAAATTCGACTATTAATATGCGCAAATTGTTTTCGCTTTATAGACAAATCTAAATTACACGGATTATTGCGATTTCCACAAGTAGCGCGCAATAAGACAGGTGTTTCTGTGAAAATTGTCCCGCCATCTGCCTTACAATTAATACATTTTGGCTTATATTTAGCAAATGTTTGTTTTTTTTGGCTATTATCTATACTCTTATTACTAATTAATTCAGTAATTTTTTTTTGCTTAATATCCTCATATTTGTTTTTTAATTTATAATATTTACCCACTTCATCATAATATGGTTCTAGTAAATCAGTGCTCATAGTATTATATTATAAAGTTAGTATATAATATAAATTTTTATTTTATTTAATTTTATTTACTATTATTTACTATTATTTACTATTATTTACTATTATTTAATTTTTTAATTTTTTAATTTTATTTATTTTTTAATTTTAAATAAAATTAAATAAACACTATGTTTTAAGAAAAGTAAACTGTTTTGTGTAATAAATTGGCTTCTGGGTGGTTACTATAATCGGGCAAATTTGTTATCATATTGTTTCTAATTTTTTGCTGTTGATCAAGATTTTGACGATTATAATAGACCAATTTAGACATTATATATTCTTTGTCTTTTAGTGTTTTTTCATAATAAGATTTATAATTATGCGGTCCTTTATAGCGACTATATAATAATATAGCTAAAATCAAACAGAAAATAGAAAACATTAATATATTATAAAATGTGTTGTAATTAGTTTGCTTATATTTATTACAACCCTTTAAAACTTCTTTAAAAAATAACTTGACACCATTATCTACTAATTTTGGATTAGTTCCATTATTTATTGAATGCGTGCTGTGTTTTGTTGAATTATATTGTAAATTAGTATAATCAAGTATATTAAAGTTCATTATACTAATATATTAATCACTTTTTATAATTTATTGTTATACTTATAATTTTATAATTTAATTATGTTTTAATTTATTTTAAATTATATTATAATATAATAATATGGCTAATACTAATGTTCCTATTCCTGGAAGCCCTTTAATATTTTTTTTTTTTATAACACTAGGGTATTTAATTTTTACTTTGTTTAGTATACAAAGTGCTAAGTCAATTGACTCCATTGATAAAGCCAAAGATGGTAGCATGTTAACTATTATATATGTATGTATATTAATAATTGGATCATATTTTATAAATACAACAGTATCTAAAGCACTTTGTAGTAGTCAAGCTGTTCGTTGGACTGATATATTATTGGCTACACTATTGCCTTGGATTATTATATTTTTTACTTTATTTATAGTTTTAAAAATATTTCCAGGCTGGGTAACACCTTTTTCTAATACTGTTGGATATCTAGTAATAAGTATTTTGGGAGTTGAAACCACATTAACAGCTATACTTAATAATAACACTAATGTTAATGGTGATTTAGCAAAAGCAATTGCAAATATTACACATAATAAATCCAACTTTATTAATCAAATAGATATTAATAAAACAACTTTTTTAAATTTTATTGATGAGTTAAAAAAGGTTGGTATTATAGACTTAAATAAGCCAGAAGACGAAGTAACACAACAAGGAGGAGGGCCTGCCCTAGATGCAATTGGACCACATATGGCTAAAGGTCTAGAAATACGAGAATCAGCAGCACGACAATCAGCAGCACAAGAAGCAGAATATAAAAGAGAAGAAGAAGCAGAAGCAGCAGCAGCGAGAGTAGCAGCGGGAGTAGCACCACCAGCATCTGGAGCAGCTTTCCAGAAAGCAGCGAGAGGAGCACCAGCAGAAGCAAAACCACCAGGAGATGATAATAAGCATATTGGGGAACATTATAGGACATCTCCTGGGAAGCATCGTAGGAGAGATGATAGGACATCTCCTGGGAAGCATCGTAGGAGAGATGATAGGACATCTCCTGGGAAGCCTCGTGGGACACATCATAGGAAATTAGAACAACCGGCACCAGCAGCAGTAGAAGCATATGGAGCAGCAGCAGCAGCAGCAGCAGCAGCAGCAGAAACAAATGTTGGTAAAGAAGTAAGAGCACAACTAAAACCAGAACTACAAGGAGATGATAGTAGGCCACCTCATACGATATTAGAACAAGGAGCACTAGATAAAGCAGTAGCATATAAACCAAGACAAGCAGAAAGATCAACAACAGAATTGCTAATGCCAGGAGCACCATCACTTCTAGCAGATGCAGGACAAAGAGATGAAAGACAAAGAGATGCAGCACAAGGAAAACCAGGACAAAGAGAAGCAGCACAAGGAGAAGCAGGGCAAGGAGAAGCAGCAGAACAAGATAATACTAAACCAGAAAACAACCCAGATATTCAAAACTTATATAAGCTCTTAGTTATTAAAAATGTTATTGGACAACTTACTTGGTATACACTAGCAGGTGTATTAGTTTGTTCCGTTAGTTATAATTATATCATTAATATGTCTTGTGAAAAATCATTAGAAGAAATTACAGCCGATTTAAACAATGCTGAAGCTGAAAGTCTTGAATATGCACAAGAGAGCGGCTAAAGAATACTAAAATATGCTAAATAGCAATTATTTAAGGAACGCTTTAAGCTACATATTTATTATAATTTACATAACATAATATACAAAAATATACAATTATTGCTAAAATAATAACCATTAACCATAGCGGTAATATTGTTTTATTTTTATAACCTATTCCAAACTCGCGTGGCTTTCCATTTTTATCAAACATTATTGTTGGTTTACTTGCTAATAGTATTGCAAATAATATTAAAAATATTATTAATGATACTAACATTATATTATTCACAATAAATTGTCTTAACATACTTAATATTATATATTATTTATAATATTAAATAATAAGTATTATATTTTTATAATTTTTTAACAAATTATGCTTTATGTTTTATTATTAAAATTTTAATCATAAAATTTTATCCGTCTAAATAAGTAACGTCTTGTCCTTAAATTGTTTTATAAAGGCTTTATCCAGCGTCTACATTAACTACATTAGTTGGAGTTCTTGAATTAGTAATAATTTGAGTTAATATTTCCTCATGTCGTCTTTCAAATCTAAGCCTTTCTCTTATACGCCTATCTCTCTCTGCTAAATAAGTTCGCATAATTAATTCTTCGCGTTCTGCTATTTGTGTTAATCTAGCACGATTGAAAAAATTAGCATGATTTGCTCTTTCTCGAGCAGCTGATGCCTTTATTCTTTGATTTTGCCATTTAGTTCGAGCATTGGTTACTGCTCTAGACAATGTTTTCCATTGAATATGTAAGCTAGCTATATTTGCTTGACGTGATTGTCTAGATGTGTGCCGATTACGAGATGTTCGATAAATAGTATGCCTTAATCCAACATTATTTCGATTTATAGTTTGATTTGTATTTTGATTTGTAGGTATTACTGGTATTGGAGCTCTACATAATGGACATCGAGCATTATAATCATTATCTATAACTGGTTTAATACATTTTGCGTGAAATTTATGTCCGCAAGGCAAAGTGCTTATTAGTCTGGGAAACAACATTTTAGCTAAACATATAGAACAAACATCGGCGTTTTTTGATTTGGCTAATGTGGTTTTAAATGATTCTTGTATTTTTTGCGCACTACTTTCTTTATGTAAGTTGTCTATTGTTTGTCTTTGCTTAATAGTTTTTCTTATATTATTTACAAATTGACTAGCAATAAGCTTTCGTTTTCGTGTAAAAGAATTACTTTTACTTTTACTTTTACTTTTACTTTTACTTTTTTTTCTTGTGCTTTTAAATAGCGAAGAAATAAAAGTGGTGGGGTTGGGCATTACTAACATAATAATATATAATATTTTGTGCTAAGTTATGTAAGTTATGTAAGTTATGTAAGTTATGTAAGTTATGCTAATTTAATATAATTTAGGATTAATAATATATTAGCATATATTATTAATTAGCCCATTATGAAGTATAATAACAAAATTGTTAAAAGTGATTTTTCGCAATTGTTTAAGCTTTTATATGTAAAAAAATTCTTTTTTACGCTAATTTTAATAAATTTGTTAATTCAAGTAGCTATTACTTATTACGTTCATATAAATTTTAACCGAGTTGAACTTACTAAAAATGACAAAGTTCGCCGACTACTTATTATTGGAGCGCATATATTAAGTTTTGTTTTTATAATTATTTTAGATGTTGTTCCTATGCCAAATTGGTTAAAATTTATACTATTTTCTCTCTTTTCGGTAACAATGGGAATAATTTTAGAAGACATAAAACCTTATGTTGATGAAGAGACCATTAGAACAGCATTTATAGGTTCTATTAGTATATTTGTTTTGTTGTTTTCGTTTGCTCTAGCTCTTATAGCAAGCGCTATAAAATTGCCTTATAAAATTGGTATTGGTCTATTTTTTGCCTTATTAGTTTTGTTAATTGGTAGCATAATTCAATATTTTATATATTTATCTTCTATACTTAAAAAGACGCTTCTTGGTTTTACATTATTGTTATTTTCTCTATATGTTGTATATACTACAAATATTATAGTTCAATGCGATTATGGTGGAGATTTTATAACAGCATCTATGGATTATTATTTAGAGCTATTTAATATTTGCGTGGCCCTATTATATGATATTAGCATGAAACTATTTTATAGTGTTAAAAATGGTCTTAAAAAGGATGTTAGCTAATAATATTATACTATTTGACGAGTATTGTCTCTAGTCTCTATAGTCTCTATATTGTCTATATTGTCTATATTGTCTATATTGTAAATAGACTTATAAGTAAGATATTTCTCATATGCTTTTATATAAAGACTTAATGCGTCATTATACATGTCGTGTGCTTCATCTCTTGATTCATTAGCTTTTGTTAATATTCGTCTTAAAACTACTTCAAGAGCAGGATTATTTGCAATGTCCTCATTAAGTTTAAGTACATAAGCAGACGAGTCATCCCACATAGCTTTTGTTCTATTCATATTTTCTTCGTAGTCATCAGATATAAGTTTAAGAAGTGTAAGAAATTTAATAAGTAATTCTGGTTTAAGTTTACTTGGGTCTAAACTTGTTAATGGAATGTGTCTTCTACACAACGAACACCTTAACTCAGTCTCACGAGTATTATTTACATATTTATATAAACATCTACTATGCAAAGTATGGCCGCATATTAATGTTGTTATTGGTTCTTGTAAGTCAATCTTTGATAAGCATATTGGACATTTATCAGATTTTTTAATAATAGTTATAGCTGAGTTTAATTTTGTTTTTAATTTTTGTGTTAGTGCTCTTGATTTATTAGAACGTTCTAATACTTTTGATTTATAACTATTAAGCTTACTAACAAATCGTGTAGCAATAAGGTTACGTTTTCGCGTAAAAGAATTGCTTCTACTTTTGCTTTTACTTCTACTTCTACTTTTACTTCTACTTTTACTTGGTAATATTAACTCTACTTTTCTTGTTTTTATATTATTAAATAGGGGCATATATTATATAATAAGATTTTATTGCATTGAATTATTGCATAGAAAGCGGAATATTGCCAAATGTTCTGTCACTTACAAGTGTGTTAACTCGCGTTCCAGTTCTATTAGGTTGAACGCGTCTACACGTAGGACATACATTATTTACTTTGAGCCATGCTTCTATGCACTCATTATGAAATTTATGGTTACAATTTAGTGTTTTTATATTTGAACTATTAAACATAGAACCCGTGCATATAGCACATATTCCATTAACTAAAGCCTTTCTAAATGTGCGTTGAAGTGTTTTTGCCGCGCGTTTTTTTCTAAATCTTGTATATGAATTTGACTTAGAACGTGACTTTGAACCTGACTTAGAATGTGACTTTGAGCCTGACTTTTTAGATGACACACTTTGAGGCATTTATATACAATCTAAATAATATATTATTTTGCTAATATATTATTTTGCTAATATATTATTTTGCTATTTTTGCTTTGCTATTTTTGCTTTGCTACGTCTTTTGCGTAGTGTTCTTCTTTTTTTACCTGGTGCTTGTGCTTGTGCTTGTGCTTGTGCTAGCGCAGGTATTTCTGCTGGTGCTTGTGTTTGTCTTCTTACAAACCCATTTTGTCTATATGGGAGCAATGGGACTGTTATACGAGCATGTAATGGAACATTCATTGCTCTTATAATTGAATCACATATGTATATTAAGTTGGCAGTTTCTTTTTCATTTATTGGTGGAAAATGATTGGTTAATAAATTTCTTAATAAGTTTATATCTTCAAAAAGATTGGGTAAACGTAAGACACCTGCTATAGTTCTATCAGGTATTGTTCTTAATATATCATCTTTTATAGCACTCATCGTGTTTGGATCTGGAGTTGTTCTTCTTAAAACAATTACAAATCTTATTAAATTATTATAAAAATTAGGAACGCGTGTTTCAAACTCATTATTATTTACCTTTGTTTGTACCCTAGTTCGTCTACTTTTCTGGATTCTGGATGCCGCATAATTTCGTAATACCTTATTTGTTACATCTCGATGTGACCCGTTATACATACTGGCTATGAGTACTTTTCTTTCTAAAAATCTATTGCCTGCTTTGTTGTTTAGCTTTAATGTCTTGCGACCTGTTTTACGCATTTATATATAAAAATATTATTTATAAGTATTCTATTTTTATATTGAAAATATTTAACTAATTAGTTATAATATTTGGTTCAAAATAATTCTTAGTGTTTACGACGACGACGATTTGTTTTGCCGCGTCTGCGATTTGTTTTGCCGCGTCTGCGATTTGTTTTGTATCTCATTCGATGGCCACCACTCCTCGGAGGGAATTGCATTGGAGACCGTGGGAATGCTGCATCGTACATAGCTTGCTTTTGTTTATTACTTAGGTCACTACGATGGTCAGTATTTTTTTTATGCCACATGATAACGTGTTCGGGCTATACGGTTCAGGTGCTTTTGCCGCTGCCTCTGCCGCTGCCTGTGCCTCCATACGCGCCTGCTCCGCTAAGTATTCATCATTAGCGTCGGTAGACATTTATATTATATACAAATATAATATTAAATTACTAAATATATATTACTAAAAAATTACTAAATATAAATGAAAACTAAAATATAAAATTACTAAATGTAATTTAGTATGAAAATAAAAAATTATGCGTTTCAATCATAATCTTCGTGGTTTCCATTCGCATAATCGTCATCACCATTATCATAATTGAAATCATCATCATCTGGAATGTTAGACATACTATATTCTTCGGCATCAATAGCGGCGTCGTTTTGCATTTGTTCTTCTAAATCTAAGTCGTATATTTCTTTGTTCATTGCTGTTACATTATTGTTGCGCTGTAATTTCCGTTCTTTTAGTGCTTGTTTTTCTAATGCTTCGCGTTCTTGGTCGTAGTTTTCTTTTACATATTGTGTTAACCCTTTTTGCATTCCTACATTCCATTTTTCTAATTTGTTATTTTTCAAAATATTTTCAATTTCGCGCTCTTCATCAGAGAGATTTTTCAAAAAGTCGGTTATTAATGTTTTCTCCTTTTCTTTTGCCATAACAATTTTCTCTTTTACTTTGGCATACCCATTGTTTATTAAATTATAATGTGTGTTCATTATATTTGAATAGCACATTATATAGTTTATGATGGTCTTCATAAACTCGTCTTTGTTGTAAGTGCTAGAGTCAATATTTTGCAGTTGTAACATAAACTCTTGATCTTCGCTAATATTTAACAGCTCGTTAAGTATATTATAAAAAATGTAATTATAAAAAAGGGTTATTAATTTGTCATCAAATATACTGTTTATTTGACTTAAAGCCGGCTTTTCTGGGTCAACCGATTTTAACAATGACTTATTATACAAAAATACTTTCATCATTTGCGTCAATAGTTTCAGCTTTTGTGCTACTAGTTTAAACGCTAGCGCTAATTCATGTTTATTAGTAAATGTATTTAATGATACATAATATTTTTGTATTATATTATAAATATCAGAAATATGGACTGTTGATAAATTCCAATGTTTGGGAATTGCGCCATAATTTACATTGCTATTAATAATTATTGATGGAAAAATGTATAATATATTGTTAATATAATTTTGATAAAAAGTAATATTTTCAACATCAATTGACAATGTTAGTGTTTGACTAAAACTGGCAAACTCGCTTTTACTAATATTTGTTTGACTGCTTACTATTTGTAATATTTTTTGTTGTAATGCATTATTTATGCGACCTAAGTAATTTTTTAAGTCACGCAATTCAAGATTATCATCCGCAATAATAGAAAAAGTATCCAACATTAACTCCAATTTACTAACAAATATGTCGTCTAATTTGTAATAACTATTATTGGAATAAGCATCTATTATTATTCGTAGTGCTTCCACATTATTAATAATAGTAAAGTTAATAGGAATATTTATAATATTGTTTTTGCTCACAATATGTATTAATTCTATAAATGACGCAAAATTATAGATTTTTCCATCATTTTTGAGAGATTGCACAATTTCTTTTATTGATTTACTTGGATCAAAATTTTGCGGTTTATCCATACATAGCCCTTTTAGTTCATCATCGATTGGAATTTGATTTGCAAAATTACAAAAATAGATAAACGCTTTGTATACTAACTCTTCGCTAAATCCACTATATTGTGTTATGATTTTTTGTTGGGTGTTTAATGGCACATAAATTTGAGGTGAATATGTTAAATTGTCAATACCTTTAAGTATAGTATTGTAAAAATTTGCCAAATTATTATAATCTACTATAGCGGGATTAGCATTTATAAAATATTGAATGCTGTTTTTTTGCGAATTACAGCACGCATTTTCTAAAAACGGATTGTCATTTGAATTTTTTAATAATGGACTATTGGCTTTTACAACATTTTGAATTAGTTCTATAATATGATTGGCACAACTTATGCCCTTTGACTCGACTAATTCTTTAATATTATTTTTAGAGCCACGAGCGAATGTTTCGTATAATGTGTTCTTAAAATTTACATCTAATGGTTCTAATGCTTGAGCGTCTATTTTAATGTCATTTAATGGGGGATTGAAAGTATGCCATATGTTAATAGATAAATATATAGGGATTGCGTCTCCGTTAGTATCTTGGCTTAGCAAATATTCGCGCTTTTTGTTTAAATGTTCTACTAAGTCTTTGTTTTGAACTATATATTTTGATACTAGTTGTTCTATATTTTTAATGAGAGTGCTTTCGGACATTTTTAATATGCTGTTCCAAGGAACAATTGAACTTTTTATTTTATTTGCTATACAAGCTATATATGCAATTGATGTTTTGTCTTGTTCCCCGTCTAACGGATATCCACTAAATGACTTAATACATCCAGGAAATGTTTTCTTAGACGTTAAGACTGGAATAGCAATTTGAATAGCATATACTATAAATGCCAAAGTTAATAATAATAACGAAGAATTATACATATCTTCATAAGGCGGGTTGTTTTTTGCCTTACCTTCTTTTTTGGCTACTTTGAGCAACATTTCCTCGTATTTTTGCTTTGATGGAATGTTTGAATTTAAGAGAGCTAATACATTATTTATTATAAGTTCATGATTGTGTGATATATTTACTCCCATCATAAGACTCATGGCTTTTATAATATTTATAATTACTTGGACGTTAGGGTTTAATGATTTTGTAACAGGCTCTAAGTTTATTGCATAATCATTTTCTAATTGTTCGCGAGTAAAAACTTTAAAGCCTTTATCATCATATCCCTCATCGTTGTCAAATTCAATAGCTTTAATAATATAACCACTATGTTTGTCTACCCAAAAATTATTATCATCACTAATAGTGCCTTGAGTTGCGCATAATGTATCCAATTCTAATAAATAATCTTGCTTGGTTAAAAACGCGTTTGAAAGGCGCAACAAAAATTGGGGCATCAATTTTACACTTGTTTTTATACAATAGAGCCAATACACGTTTTCGTCATTTATTGCATTTCGTGTATAATTTAGACAAAATCGCTTTATTAATTCGTATTTTAGCGATAAATCTTTGATTTTTAATACGCTATTTTTTAATTGTTCATATGGAGATGTGATTATTTTTGATTCATAAGGTTCTTCTAACCCTAGCAAATAATTATTAGTATATTCGTTTTTAACTTTATTTAGACCTGTTATTTTTTCTATTCTTTTTTTAGCATTTTCATAATTACTAGTGATTTTGGTCTTAATTTCTTCTATACTAAAATTGTATTTGCTTTCGAATGTTTTTAATATATCCTCAACTTCTGTATCAAGATTTTTCTTTTTGGTTCCACTGATTGAGTTGCATTTGTCATCTTTACTTATACACTCTTTATTTACATCGCAAAATATTTGATTGTTGTCAATATAAAACTTGTCTTCAAATGTTGGATCTAATATCCACACATTATTTTCTCGCTTATAAATATAGTTTTTAGAACTTGCTTTGTCTTTTAATAGCGCGTAGTCGCCGTCTATTATTTCGCGCTTTTCGTCCATTATTGATTTAGCCTCTCTTAAGGCTTGGGCCCGTGTTAATTTCATAATAGACATTAAGTTTGTTGTTAAAAACTCTAAAAACGCATTACTATCCATTGTTTTTTCCTCGCGTTCAAACTGTTTTAGCATGCTATACATTGTTTTATCGTATATTGAATCAAAAAATATTAGTTTATTATTATCGTTTTCGAGAGATTGGAGAGTCTTATATGCCTTACTTAATATATATTTTTCGCAAGTTGCCTGAACTTCGTCAAGCTCTTTAAACAAAATATCTTTTGAAGATAACGTCGTGGGATTGTTGGGATTGTTGGGATCTTTAGGAGCTTCGGGATTCTCAGGATTAGTCAACTCTTTCTCTCGTGCTTTAATAAAATTATCAAGTAAATTTCCAACAACTAAATCCATTATGTTTTTATTTAGTGATTGTAAGAAAAATTCGCCGCTGTCTACATTATACAAAAAGCTGACTAATTCTTCATAATTAGTAAATAGTTCTTCGCTTATATTATAAAAAGTAAATAATTCGTCTTTTAGCTCTTTTGATAATAACTCAAATGAGAAAATTATGTTTTCATTTTTGCCTTTTATGTTATTCAAAATCTTGGCAAAATTTGCCTCATTTGAAGTATAAATTTTTTTGTATTCTTCAATGTTGTTTGTTATGAGAGATTTTATAAATTTATAATCATTATAATGTAAATTATAACAATCAATGTTTAGAGCTTGTAAATCGTATATAAAACTTGCTAAACTATATTTGCGATAGTTGAGAGATTGTGGACTATAATGTGAAACATATTCGTTTATTAATGCCTTATTAGTTGGAATAAACGATTCAAGTAAATAGTTCATCTTTTCCAAATATGGAAGCTCGATTGATTTATCAATTGTAAAATAATTAATGTTTTTTAAGAAACTAGCATTATGTATATTGGTGTGACTATTTACATAATTATTTAATTCATCGTTTTCTAAGACATACTTATTATAAATAGTAGCATTATTTAAGAAAGTGCTTGGATTTATAAAATTAATATTTAGATTAGCTTTATCGCTTATATTTGTATAATTAGTATTGGACTTTGAAAACTCAAACAGCGGTAATGGTAAGGTTATAAATCCAATTATATTTACAAAATCGTTTGCTGTTAGCTTTGTTGGTCTTGTGAATTTTTTATTATTAACATAATGTGACTCTAACATATTCAGGCCTTCATTATATACATCAATCATAAATCGGCTCTTTGACAATGTTCCTTTAACAATGGCGTAATTGTAAAAATCATCGACAATATCATTTATCATCATAATTTGGGCGTTTACATTTATATTTTCTGGGCTATTGTTTGTATAATTATCAAATAATTGAGTAAGCGCTTTTATGTGTTCTTTATAATTGTTTATTTTCTCTTTTGAGCTGTTATTCATCCATTTTAGTGATGTGGATGTTAATGCTTCAATAAATACACCCATAGGTTGATAATTAAAGTCGGTTTCGTCTGCGTTACTATCATCATTTTCGCTTATTATTAAATTTCGCGCATTATCTAACACGGGAAGCAAAAAATACATTTTTTTGTTTAAATTAAATAGCTGTTCTTTTAAATATTTATAATGTTCGCCGCGTTCGCTCGGAATTATTGGATAATTGTTTGCGTCAAAAGTTGAATAAGTGGCTCGTAATTGGACATAATAATTTATTTCACTATGAATTTGCTTTATTACTTTTTCAGTGCGTTGTTCTGGTAAATAAGCATTTATTAGTTTATCTAAATAATCATTTGTTTGTTTGTCTAAACTATAACGTTGTTCTTCTTCTGAAACATTTACTTCGTGTTCTAGATCGTCTAATGGTTCTCCTAGTTCAATAGTGTCAATTATTAACGCCTCAAGATCTTCTCTGGAGTCGTAGCTTTTTAAATCATAATCTAATTCACCATTTGGGTCTTGAATTAAAAACGACTTCGACTCGTCGTCGTCGCCTGAACTAGGTTCAAGTTGAGGGTCTGATGATGATGCTAATTGTGCTTCATCTACTTTATCTCGTACAATAATTTTGTCTATATTTAAATCTTCGGGTATACCAGAATAGGCAAAATCTATATATATTATAGTATTACCGGGCACTATTGTAACTTCAATCATATCATTTTCTATGTTGCTTATAAAACCATTTATTACAGATGGTAATGGTTCTCCAAAATAAATGGAAATATATTTTTTTACTGCTAGATTGTTTTGCACTATAAAACTTGGACTACTAACTCTGCTTAGTATAATTATGTTTGCTATTGACTCTTCTTCTAATTTTCCTAATTGTGAGAGAGTTAAAGTAAGCGTGCCATCCGAGTTTACTAATACTACTTTTGATTTATTTATAAATTTAATAAAATAAACTTTATCGTGAAGACCACTGTTTGTTGGGGCATCTAATTTAATAATGTCCCCCAATTGAAGATTTACAGAACTTACTGTTTGAGAAAGTTCTGGGTTAGACATTTGACTTTTAATAGCACTCATAATATTATATTTATAATATAATATTTATAATTGAATTTTTATAATTGAATTTTTATAATTGAATAATTAAATATGTTTGTTATTTACATGGTTTAAAATGATTATTTACACTATTTAAAATGATTATTTAAATGGTTTAAAGCTTAAATCACTAATAATAGTATTACCATTATTATATGGTAAACATTGTAAATTCTATTAATCTTAATGTTACACATGCTTTGGCCAATGAAGACAATTATTTTACTATTAAAAAATACACATTTAATAACAATGAATATAAAATTATTAGATATAACAAGGCAAAGCTAAAAGAACTAAATATAATTAGTGATTATAATAAATACAATACTATTTCTAAATTTCGTTCGGTCATTATTAGAAATAATAAAGTTGTATGCTTTGCGCCCGAAAAATCAGTTGATTATTCATATTTTGTAAATAAATACAGCACAGAAAGTAGTTGGTTAGAAGATTACATTGACGGAACAATGATTAATGTTTTTTATGATACTATTAAGGAGACTTGGGAAATTGCTACGCGGTCAAGTGTAGGCGCAAATATTGTGTTTTTTAATGATGTTAAAAACTATAAATATTTTGATAATAACAATTATTTTAAAGACTATTATAATCTTACATTTCGCTCTATGTTTTTTGAGGCGTGTAATAGTAATAATTTTGACCTAAATTGTTTAGATAAAAAATATGTATATAGTTTTGTATTACAACATCCATTTAATCGTATTGTTACGACAATTAGTGCTCCAACTATTTATTTAGTTAAAATATATGAAATTACTCATCCAATTAATAATGTGCTAAGTGTTGATAATCTAAATCATGTTATTGTGCATGAAATTGATATTCAGTCATTAATTAATGTTCCGCCATATATTTTTCTAAATAGCACTGTTAAATTGGCGGCAAAATATCCGGTTTCTAATTTTCAAGAAATTAAGGACTTTTATGAGTCTAATAATGTATCATATCATTGTGTTGGGTGCTTTTTGTATAGCAAAGATGGAAGTCGGAGCAAAATTAGGAATGTAAGTTATGAAGAAGTTAGGAAGCTTAGAGGTAACCAGCCGAAACTACAGTTTAATTATTTAACGCTAAAGCAGCAAAATAAAGTAAAAGAATTTCTACAATATTATCCAGAACATACATTGATTTTTAACAAATTTAAACTTGCGCTTTACTATTATACAAGCAACTTATTTATGAATTATGTTAGTTGTTTTATTCGTAAAGAAAAACCATTAAAAGAATATGATTTTGAATATAAAACACATATGTATAAACTTCATGAAAAATATAAAAATGAACTTAAACAGGAAAAGAAAATTGTTGATAAAAAGTTTGTGATTAGTTATGTAAATAGTCTTCCGCCTTCTCAGCAAATGTTTCTTTGTAATTTTAAGAATCACAAAACAGCAGAGTCTAATGATACATGCTCCTTAGGGAATGGTTGTGTCGACACTTCTGTTACTAGCATGAATGTATGTCCGTCATCGCAAATGACTAGTGCTTCGAATGTTGAAGAATGTGAATGTGAAGAAGGCGAAGAAGGCGAAGAATGTGAATGTGACACTATGGATTATTAGAAATATTATTACGTTATAACATTTTTACATTTTTTTTACATTTTTTTATATTATTTTCATAAATTATTTAAAAATAATATAATAGACTATAGTAATATGGGAAACTTTTGTAGCTTTTTAAAGAAAAAAATTAATAATGAATCAATTAATAGTATCAATAATAGTAACAATAGTCCATTTTTAAAAAATAATGATGCAAAAATAGACATATATGTAGATGAAGATGAGAACAAGGACTTGCCTGCTTATAGTCAAGTATAGCACTAATGTTTAATCATATAACTGTAATACTACTTTTGTCTTCTATTTTGTAGCTTTTTCCTTGTTATTTTTCTACTTTTTTTTCTGTTTATAGTTTTATTTTTTCTTTTTTTACTTTTTTTACTTTTATTATTTATTTGCTTACTTGCTATAAATTTATTAATTCTATTTTTATAAATGGAACCACCACCTTCACTTGTTGGGGTATATAATACTCTAGTAATTATTGTTTTATAAGCAACTAATTCCTCGGGCGGAATTAGTTCATACATATTAGAATAAGGGCTGCCTATTGGTTTATTAAGATAAAAATGAAATGGTGATTTGTATTTGGTTAATACTCTACACATACCAATAATACATACCGCATTCAAGTAATTTTTGTCTTGTATGTGTCTCTTAATAGTAGTATAAATATTTGTTTCTGTTGCTGTTGTTTTAACTCTATCATATAACTCTAGTAACAATTTATTAGTTGTTGCACGAGGTATATCTGTATCAAGTTTTAATTCTGCTTCCATTTCGGCTTCAGTAGCCCAATATTTTGACCGACCAAAATCTATTATCTTAAGTTTAATGTCTTCATTTTCAACAAAAATAAAAACATTGTTAGGATGTAAATCCCCATGAATACAGCGCAAATCAAACAATTGCAGTGTCAACAAATGAATAACTAATGTCATAAAAGATTTTTTACTCAATCCAAATAGTGTATTTTCGAGGTGTCTAGTACTAACCTCCTGTAAATCACGTCCATTTATACTTGTTAAGTGTGAACTAGTAGCACTGCTATAGTGTATTTTGTCTTTGTCACAAAAATCTCGTAATGTGCAACAATCAAAAAATTCCATAAAAAGAAGTCTTCCTCTCAATGAAGATAATGATTCTATTTTTGCATTTTGCGTTAGTCTTACATAATCACGATTGAAGGCTTCTAGAGTATAAGATTCTATATCCTCATATAAAGTACCTACCCCTTTCTCTGCCTCTTCATCTTCTAAATTACTTTTAAGCAATGAGAATAGTGAATTGCTATCATGTTCCACACTTCCAAATTGTGTTATTGACTCCTCATATAAAAAACTTGGACATATTGGGTCATCATTTGCTTGTGCTCCAAGTTCTTTAGCTATATTAATCTCTCTGGTATATTGATCCATATCATAGCCATATGTACCTGTGTCAAGTTGTTTACATGTATATACAAAAAACTTCAGTATTATTACTTTAGTAGATGATGGTTCTACTTTTATTAAACTACTTGGTCTAAAGTAGTGTTGAAAATTGCTATCAAATGTTATTTTAAATACAAATACAATTCCATCTCTAGAATCCTCATGGATTTTAGAGATTTTTGTTTCTTGATGATTTAATATAGCTAGTAATGCTTCTTTTTGTATTGTTTCATCTTGACTGGTAAATTGAAGTACCCCGCCTTTAAGTACCATATATATACTATACAAAATATTATATAGTATATATAAATTTATTAAATAATAAATAAGAGCTATTTCTAAGGAATTTCAACATCCTCTTTTTTTACTAACACATTAGGTTTATTAGGGGGTTTAACAATGCCTCTATGCATTTTTTGCTTTTGTGATAAACAATCATAAGGAACTTTCATATAAATTGTTGTTTTGTTTTTGGTTACTGCAATAGTGTAAAAAAGGACCATATATATAGTATAGATTTTACTGTTTATATACTTTTTAATATATATATACTATTTATATACTGTTTATATACTATTTTATAAAACCTGTTATTTACTTTGAAGCAAAATATTCTTTAATAGAATTGATTACTAAAATAGCATCATTTACACAGTCTTCGAGGTTCAATAAAATATCTTCTTTAGTAATTTGTGTTTTATAAGAACATTTAATAATACTAAATGTATCGTGTGGATGTTTTTTTAGAAAACTCACATAATTCAAACTCTTTGATTTTAGAAAGTATTTACTATAAAAATTATATTCCAAAATTTTACCAATCGTGTAGTCCTCGTTTTCGAGTGTAATAGTATAACAATTTTCCATAGTGTCTTCAGAAAGACTAATAAAATCGTTATTTATTTTGATTTTTTCCAATGAGCTATATAGTTTTTTAATTAAAATAGACGCCGCCAATTCAACAATTTTAAAATTATTATATACTCCTAATGTTTCTATAATAAAATCAAAGCTGTCTTCTATAAAGATGCGCTTTGAATCCAAAATTAACCAATCTTTCTTAATTGTTTCTATGTCTTCTTTGCTATAGCTTTTAGCTAACTCGGCCGATTTTACTTCCCAAGCGTCTTTGATTTTTACCAAATCTACTGTATTTCCATAACTACAAGTGCTTACAACATTAAACATACCGTCATTTTTGGCATTACTAATGCTAAATTTTGCTTCTAAATGTAGCTGCTCTTTATCCATATTTGACGCAATTTGTGGTCTAAGGCGTATTAGTTCTATAAAGTCACCACTAATTGGATCGGGGGGGAAGATTTTGCCTACTTCCGCTTGTGTTAAGTATTTATTTGTTTTAATATTTTTAATCTTGAAGTCTTCACTCGTAACATAAATAATAGTATTAGTAGCATTTGCCTTATTAATTTCTAAAATATATTCATCAAGTGGAAATTCATATGGGCTTTCAATATGGATTGGAATACTGCTTAAACGCTGTTTAAGCAATTCGTTATTTAAGCGTGATTTATTAATGTATATTGACACATTGTTTTTTTCATATGGATAACTTTCTATAACAAGAGTTGGAATTTCTGATAAAATAATTCTGCGTAATCCATTAGCATAACTAACATTAACATTACTAAGTGTAAATGTTAATGTGTCGTTTTTTTCATCAACATCTGTTATTCTTGCTTTAAACGACATTATTATATAGTATAATTATAATTTGACTTTATATTTTCAATTTTTAATTATAATATATTTATTTTTAACTATTTAGTTAAAGTATTTAGTTAAAAATAATATTAAAAAATATTACTAAAAGTAATATAAACAACATGGGTTCAATATTATATTATAGTAATTATTGCGACAATTGTAAAAAATTATTGACACTTTTATCAAAGTCTGGACTAAAAAATACTATACATTATATATGTATTGATAAGCGCATAAAGAAAAACAATGCTACATATGTTGTTTTAGAAAATAATCAAGAAATATTACTTCCACATACTGTTAGCGCTGTTCCGGCATTAATGATAATTAATCAAAATTATAAAGTGCTATATGGAAATGATATTACTGAGCATTTGAAACCGGTGGAACAAGCAGTTACACAAAAAGCTACTAATTACAATGGAGAACCAAGCGCATTTAAATTTGATGGAATGTCGTGTGGTGTTGTGTCCGACAATTATAGTTTTTTAGACCAAAATAGTGATGAATTATCTGCCAAAGGAAGCGGTGGACTAAGACAATTATATAGTTATGCTACTATAGAACATTCTGATAGTATAGAAACCCCGCCTGATGATTATGTTCCTGATAAAGTAGGCGAAGTAAATATCAAAAATTTAGAGCAACAACGCAACTCCATTAATTAGATTGCTTCTTTTTAAGTTATTTTAGTAATTGTTTTCTTTAACTTCTTTAACTTCTTTTTCTTAGTTTTGGGCCACTTGCTTTGTACTTCTCACCAAACATTCTAGAAAATGCTTGATCTACACCTGCGCGAGTAACTTCTTTTGCTGCCTGCTCTTCCTCTTTTTTTATTTTCTTTTGCGCCTTTTCTTGTTCTTTTTTTATTTTCTTTTGCGCCTTTTCTTCTTCCTTTAGTTGCTTAGCTAATGCTTTTTGTTCTGCCTTTTTAAGTTGGCCAGGAGTTGGACCTTGTCTCTTAACTCTAGATGTGCTATGAATAGTTACATTTATAGGTGGTGCTTGTGCTTGTGCTTGTCTTTGTTGTTCACGTGAAAAAATAGAAAGCGCATTATCCAAAGCTCTTCGTGTATAATCATCGGCAACACCCTGAAAAACCGCCGCTTCATCAAGTTCTTTATTAGGCGACTTCTTCTTTCTAGTAGCTTGTGAATTAACTGGATTAACTACAAGTGTAACAACTCCGCCTTTTTTACTACGTCTTCTATGTTTTCTTTTAGCACTTTTTTTGTTTGTATAGGCCATTATATATATTACTAAATATAATTTTTGTTTTTATAAATATAAAAATTATATTATAAAAGTAATTTTAGTTTCTTGATTTTCTTCGTTTTCTTGAGTTTCTTCGTTTACTTGATTTTCTTCGTTTACTTAATTTTCTTCGTCTTGTTAAGTTTCTTCGTTTTGTTGAGTTTCTTCTACTTTTTTTGCGTTTTGAACCTCCTTGTCTATCTTCATCATTAGATGCATCTTTCTGTTTCGCCTTTGCACTGCCCGTTAGGCTTTGCCACGCATTTATCGCCGCCTCCCTCAAACCGGGTTTATATGCAGCCGCATCCGCATCCCTCTTCGCCATATCACTCTCCCCCGTTAACTCATAGTCGTCTACTATTGCTGTACTCTGTGTTAACCCTGCATTGCCCTTATTCGCCACATCCGCCGCCGCCGACGGAGCCTGTGACGCCGAGGACGGGGTGAAGACTGGCGCGGGCGCAATCCTGCCGTTCACCACCTTTCCCTCCACCGAGCCCACTGCCCTCGCAACCAAAGAAGGTTGTTCTATTTTTGGTATAAATGAACTTTCTGGAGCAATATGTCTAATAATATCTTCCATTGTTGTATTCGTTTCTTCGTATAAATGCTTATAATGCGCAACCATTGCTTTGGGATTTGGTGAAAAACTATGACAAACTACAGGATCTAGATGTATAGTAATATGACTTGGCATATTTGTTTCTAAGTATGCTTTTGCTAGATTAAATAATGCATTATCACCTTCTGTATTTGATGCAATATATACTACTACTTTACTATAAAAGTGAGCTAAAATTCGTAATGCAAATAAATCATCAGCTTCCATATCTACTATAACATGAACACATTTACTGCTTTTTTGTGTCATATTGTCACTAAAAAGTGGTTTTAATAGTTTTACCGACCATTCACGCACTCCACAACTATCATAACTAGCCATTTCAAGCATATAGTTTTTTTGAGTTTCATTATTTGTTGGATATTTTTGAAGTATGTCTATTGCCACGATAGCCATAGCAGCACAACCATCTGTTGTCACAAGTGGGGGTTCCTCGGGAATTTCATCTATCCATTGTTTAAAAAAGTTATCTATGCGATATGATAGTGTCAAAGCGCCACAAAACATCTCTGTAATTGGCAAAACCTTATATACGTTTCCATAAACTGCCTCTATATCAGTTTGTTCTATGGAATCTGCTTTTACAGATTTACCAGATTTTGTGTTAATATTTTTTAATAGCTTAAAAACCTCTTCTTTCATAGCAGTTGCATCTAAGCCATCAAAATTTATTTTAAATACCTTACTTCCGTTACTCAATGCCCAATTATCAAGAACTTTCTTTTTAGCCTCAGTTTGCTTTTCTGGATCAGGATCTGTTACTTCATCCATTTTAGTTTTCATTACACTAAATGACTCAAATATCGGTACATCTTCAGTGTCATTGACTGTACTTACAAACCGCTTTAAAAATGTTGTAAAATAATCAGTGCCCTGTGTTATATCAAAATTTAATAAGTAAGCTATTCTTTTCATATAAAAATCGCTTATCTTATTATTTTGTTTACTTTTATAAGGGGGTACTATTTTTTTAGGAAGCTTAAATGTGGGCCAAGTTACATCTGGTATATTGTGCAAAAAGTTAATAAATGCAGTAGAATTGTGTGGATCTGTTGTAACTCCTAACCATCTTTCAAGAATCACACTTTGTTCAAAATCAGTGTGATCAACATTTCCCCATTTTTTTAATGTTTCAATATTTTTTAATGCGGCAATATTTTTTAATCTTTGAATCTCTTTTGCTTTTTTAATATCTTCAGTCTTTTTAATATGTTTAAAATTTTCAGGATCTTCAATATCATATTCTTTTATTAAATCATATGGGTTATCACTTTGCACATTAAATGGACACCAACCAAAATATATAGGTGCTTGGTCATAAGTTGTTGAAAGTTCATTAGCCTTAGCAGGAACATCGCCAGACAACTTACATAGAATTACTACAATATGCTCTTGCCCCGTGTTTACCTGTGCGGATTTTGGCATAGTATCATCCACTCCAATAGCGGTATTAGTATTGGATGAAGGCGGAACCTCAGCTTTATTAAATTCTGGTATAACATTTCTTGTTCTAGGTTTAGTCTTTTGATAATACACTTTTTGGTTAGAAGGGTATATTTTCTCTCCTCCTTTTTTACTTCTTTGCAAATTTGTTATATTTTTTCTATTTTTTCGTTTTGAAATACTCATTTATATAAATAAATATAATAAATCTAAATAATAAATCTAAATAATAAATCTAAATATAATAAATCTAAATATAATAAATCTAAATTATAGTTAGTTAATATAGCACTATTATATAATGGATAAACGCATATATTTATTTATTCCCCTCATTTCTGTAAATAGCGTTGCGTATTTTTACCCAATATCTAAAGATAGTGGAAAGGAAGTATGGTTTAGACCCCCACCCTATGTTTTTATGATAGTTTGGCCGATTTTGTTATTATTAATTGGATATTCGTGGTATATAAGGCCTACTTTAGTGTTTTATTATACTATTTTGACCCTTCTTCTCTCAACGTGGTCTATAGTATGGAATAATAGTAAATTTTATGCTTTTATTTATATTATAACCACATTATTATTTACATTATTTTTAATATTATACAAGTATGTTAGAAAATCCTCTATTTTATTAGTGCCTCTCTTATTATGGTTGTCGTTTGCTAGTGTTCTTAATTATTATAGTATATAAAAATTTGTTTGTTATAAACAAAAAAAAATTTTTTAATTAACTCATCTTCGACTGTCATACCTTATTAGCTGTGAAATCTTATATATCTAACTTGATATTTAACACTCTCAGGATGTGAACTACTATTTTCATAGAGTGGTAAAATTAAATATTTGCTTCCCTTACCAGTTGAAGAAATCGATGTACTTTTTGAGATTGTTTTAGCTTTTTCATACGTAATAATGTCGTCAATATTCAAATCTAATACACTACATCCTGCTCGTAATATTTTAGATGTAACATAATGACCCGACGGTTCTAGCTTATGAATTACACTTTTTTTACTATCCTTTACTTTTGTATTCATCTCTCTTGATTTTGTTTCAAGATATTTTTTTGCTGCGGCAAAAGAATCAAATAAGTGCTCTACAAGAATATATTCGTATGATTTATCACATGTTTTATACTCTGATTTATCTATAATTGTAGGTTCGCCATGTTGATGCTTCTCAAATGCTAGACTGGCTAACGCTCTTGATTTTTCTTCTAAATCTGTTGCTATTTTATTAAAGTGTTGTGTTGTAAACACAACTGGCGGTTTATAATTGCTAAATCCTTTAATATTTCCTTTAATTCGTCCAGCTATTTGTGATGCTTCATATTGGTCGGAACATTGCGACAAAATAGCGTAGTCTATCATAAACTCATTTGACATTATTGTAATACCTCTACCAATACATATATATCCTGTTATTGCTAACGCATAGCGGTTAAGATTATGATTTTTATACAAACTAATCATTTTTTCATTGAAATTATCATCTTTATTATATGTAAATGTTTCTAATGTATATGGAAGTGATATTACTATACCATCACTATTTACACAAATAACAGCCATATTCTTGGCAATACATAGACTTCTAATAATATTATGACTTTTCTTAATATTTGAACCTGGTATAAACCATATTGTTCCTGGTTTAATTTCATTAAAAGCAACATCACTTAATACATCTTCTATATAGTCTAAATGATTTCCTTCTTTTTCTACAATAGTAATCTTATTATCTTTCCATCCATGATAATGCTCCGATGTTGTAAGTTCAATAGGAAATACATTTATATATTTATATTTTTGAAATAATGGTCCAGGTGTTGCTGTAATTAAATGAACCGTCACATTAGTATGTTTATTTACAATGGGATACAATGTATTATCAATAAAACTAATAAATTTATCTGCTTCATCTAACCATATGCGAAACATATATTTGTCGCAAGTACAGTCACTTGAATTAATAATGTCAATTAATTCATACACATCATCCATGCGCTTGCTATTTGAACAACAAACAATATTGCTAATACCCTTACCTACAATTGCCATAAAAACACCCGCATGATCACGAGCTTGCGCACTACTGTGTGATGAAAACTCTATGTATGACATTTTATCATATACATATTCTTTCAAATCATCCTGTATACGAATACTGGTTTGTTTAGTTAGCAAAAGATTATTGTCACAGAAAATCCAATTGATTATTGGTTTAATACTAGTTTCATTAGTAAAATCTTCTATTATTTGCTTTATCATAATGAATGTTTTTCCAGATTGTTCGGGTTTACATATTAACTGAAATTTCAACCACTTATCTAATTCACTATTAGTATTTAGATTTTGTTCTAGATTATTACTCATATTTATATTAGCTATTCAATTTATATTAATTATTCAATTAAATAAATAGTTCTATCAATTTTTTTATATACTCTTTATTCCTAATTAGTAATTAGTAATAACTAATTAGATTCAAAGGTTTATATTATTTTGTTTGTTTTAAATTTTCAATTAACAATTTAAACGTTATAATTAATAACTAATTTTTTATTTAAAGTTATAATAGTACATTTACTAATAATGACTACTATTAGTACTAATGAAGCAATTACATTACTTAATTTTTATAAAATTATTAAAGACTTAATAAAGGATTTATATACTAGTTTTGGTGACAAAACTAGCGCCAAAATAGCAAATAATTGCGACTATCAAACTATTATTAATTATAAACTACCGAACTATAGCGATGACATTAATGTTGATGAATATGTTAACTCTATTGATTTAAGCACTGTTGCTCCAGAGTTCTTTAACTCTCTTAATACTATATATGAATATTGTAAAGGAACATTTGCCCTAAGAAGTATTGATATTTTATATCAAAATGAAGACATATTTTTAAATAAGTCTAAAGCACAAACAGGTGACATATTAATTAATACGGTTTTTTTACCAGATATTGATTTTGCCGAGTTATATTATGATGATACAAGCAGTAAAACCAAACAAACATTATGGAAGTATTTACAAGTAATTTTATTTAATATTATTACCTCAATTGATGATGTGTCTTTTTTTGGTAATTCATTAGAATTACTTAAAATTATTGACAGTAACAAATTTTCATCTAAATTAGAAAGCACTATTGACGAACTATCTAAAATGTTTTCATTTAAAGAAAAGAAAGAAGGCAAAGAAGGCAAAGAAGGCAAAGAAGGCAAAGAAGGACATACTAACAAAGATGCTAGCGACGGTGATGATGAAAAAGAAGATGACGATGAAGATGAAGATGATGATGAAGATGAAGATACAAATAAAGAACACAAAAAAACACCTATGTTTCCTAACATAGATTTAACCAAAATGTTTGACATTTCTATTAATAATATGGGTAATATGGGTAATATGAGTGGATTATTTGATGAAATGCTAAATGATTTATCATCTAATTTTAATACTGCAAATGCGAGCACTAAAGAACAAACAGAAACAAATAATGATTATGCTATTCCAGATAAAGATGAATTGTTTTCACACATTAATAAATTAATAAATGGAAAAATAGGATCTTTAGCAAAAGAAATAGCCGAAGAAACAACAAAAGATATTGATATGGAAGCTATAGGCAATATTAATGATGTTAATGATGTATTAAAAGGATTTATGAAAGACCCTTCTAAATTATTAGGTCTTATTAACAATATTAATAATAAGATTTCTAGCAAAATGAAGGATGGGTCATTAAAAGAAAGCGAGCTTTTAGAAGAGGCTGCTAGCATATTTAAGAATATGAAAAATATGCCAGGAATGGATAATTTTAGCGACATTTTAAAGTCTATGAATCTAGATAAAATGATGCCAAAAGGTGGCAAAATCAATCCAAATGCTTTCCAAAATATGATGGAACAAAATGTAAAAATGTCTAAAATGAGAGAACGTATGAAGAAAAAAGCGGAAACAGGTGTTCCAAAACCAACATATAGCACTAGCCAAAATGCCGAATCAAAGAATGCTGACTCAAAAACGGCTTCACATAATGTAAAGTTAGACGATTTAACCGCTAATCTCTCTTCGCTAATGAAAGATATGGATAATAATACAAGTTTTATTGATTCACTACTTAAAAATCAAGCAAACCATTCTAATCAGTCTACTCCAAGAGCAAATGAAGAAAACTCTAGGCGAAGAGAAAATAATAAGAAAAAAGTAAATAGAAAAAAGTAAATAGAAAAAAGTAAATAGAAAAAAGTAAATAGAAAAAGTAAATATAAAATTAATATAGTAAAATAATTATAACATTAATATAATATAATATGACTTATAATACTATAGAACCAATTATATCAAAAAATGATGGTCAACTAAAAGATAATGAAAAAGAAACAGAAACAGAAACAGAAACAGAAGAAGAGAGAAAATATAGAAAACATGCTAATGATTATGTTAGCACCACTATTTGGTATGAAAATCCAGCATTATTATTTAGTAGCAATTCAATAACAGAATTGTATCCAAAAGAAAATATGAGTCAAGAACAAAAAATAAATGCTATAACACGAGTAATACTATTGTTAACAGTGCTAGGGTTTGTATTTCTAAATAATACAAATATATTAATTAGTGGAATAATTGCTATAGGTATACTAATTTTTTTATATAATATAATGAAAAAACGAAATGTTAGCAATAAAATGAGAGAAACATTTTCTAATAGCGATGCCTATAATAAAGTAAAACATAATTTTACTAATCCAACACTAGTAAATCCAACTATGAATATATTATTACCCGAAATTCAAGACAATCCTAATAGACTGGCATCAGCACCATCATATAAAAAACCTGTTGTTGATAAGATTAATGAAGAAACAAAAAAATTTATTTTAAGTAATTTTGATAATTCACAAAATATTAGGGAAAAATTATTTAATAGTGGAGAAAATGAATTTGACAGTAACAACTTTGATTTTGAACAATCAATGCGACAATTTTATACAACAGCAAATACCAAAATTCCAAACAACCAAGCTGAATTTGCGAAGTTTTGTTATGGAAATATGGCATCTTGTAGAGATGGAGATGTTGAAATGTGTTCTAGAAATATTCCTAGACACGTTATGTTATAATAATTTATTTATTATTTCTTAATTTTATTTCTTATTTCTTATTTCTTATTTCTTATTTCTTATTTCTTATTTCTTATTTCTTATTTTTACTTTTATTTAATAAAAATATTATATTAATTTAATATATTAAATTAATATATAATGACTAGTACTGCTTATCCATATTCATTTGATGCAATGTCAAGAATTGGTAATGATAATCCAGCAATAGACCAGCGAAATATTCAAAACATTAATAATGCCAACTACAATTTAGAAAATTACTATCCGGCTTGTCCTATGTCAAAAGCGCAAGATTTTGCCTTAAACCAGCCAAATGTATTTTATAATGGTTCGCATGAAGGTGGTATTAAAGGATGCGCTATTGAGGCAAATAACGAGTTAAAATATACACACATTAGTCGACCTGCTTGTAAACTAACTTTAAATCCACGTCCTTTTTTAACTGTTCCATATTTAGGTAAAGGTTTAGGCGATATTGAGACCGAATTTCAATTAAAAACAGGACAAAATGACCTTAATAAAAAGACTATTAACAATACTATGGAGCAATGCTTTAATGATAATGCGAATTATCCATTGCTTGATAATGTAAAGCAAACACTAAACAATAGCGCATATGTTATAGAAGATGACGCACTAAAAGGATGGCAGCGTGGTGGAATGAGCGCACGCGAATTTGCTCGTAGTCAAGATACAAAAAAATAGAAATTTTAAAAAAAAGAAAAAGAAAAACGAAAATGAAAAAATTATTAATATTACTTACTAAATAAGTAATATTAATTTAAAGAAAGAAAGAAGAAGAAAAAAGAAAGAAGAAAAAGAAATAAGGATTAAATTAATGAACACGCTTAGTATATTGTTTTTTATACTTTTTGCTTAGTTTAGCGTGTCTTCTATTTGCATGTTTTGTTTGTTTTGCTTGTTTTGTTTGCTTTGCTTGTTTAGACTTTCTCTTTTTTACAGACTGTCTTAGCTTTCTTAGTTTTCTGAATTTTATTCCACTGGCCAAATTAGACCGTTGTGGTTGAACACCTTCAACCCAAAGTCTAGCTTTATACTGTGGTGGTCTAACACCTTCAACCCAAAGTCTAGATTCATAATCGTTAATATATCTGTACATTTTTTCCTCATACTTGGCAAGTTTTGCTTTACGTTCTTTATCAGGAAGTAATACACAAGGATATATAGGAACTCTTGTAAAAGGGTCTAATGGTTGTGAACGCTGGTCTTGCATTGAAATTGCTTTTAATATATTTGATCGCTCATATGTATTTTTATGTTCAGCAAATGCCTCGCTAACAGGGTCCACCATAAATTCAGAAGTAAGAGGACATAACAATTCCTCAGGAATTTCTTCTTCTTCTTGCCCTTGTAGTCTACGAACTTCATTGTATATTTCATGTAACGCATAAAGTCTTTGTCTTCTTTCTCTTATTTTAGCCTCTGGAACAGCATTCATGCTAGCAGTTCGTAATTGATCCTGATTCCTAAATTGAGCCTGATTCCTTTCAGCAAGTGTTTGACCATATGTTCTAGCTGGAGCTGGAGCTGGTTGTTGAGTTACATTAGAAGTAGAACTAGAACTATTTCTAGCTAGAACGTTTCTATATGTTCTTAGGTCACTCCTTGCTTCAATAATATTATAACGCGCTTCTAGTTCCGCGCTAATTACTTCTTCTGGTATACCGTCTTGTTCAAGTCTTGTTCTCAGATTATCAACACGAACATTAGCATAATTTTCCAATATTGGATAAGTACTATGCAGAGCAGCTATTCTTCGTTCCTCTACATTAACTTGATTAGCCCAAAATGCATAGTCTGCTTCATGGTCTCCTGTGTGTCCTGGATGTATTTCTTGTCCTTCCAATTGACGAGTTGGAAGTATTGGTCCAAATTCGTCATGGTCGAGAACAACTACATTACGACGTCGTAATCGACGTGGTGCTGGGGGTGATGCACTAAAGTTTATATTTGGCAATTGTGCTTGCACTTCTCTTCGTAATTGGTTCATCTCAGGTCGTATTAGTGCTCCCTCTCTAAAAGAAAGCGCATCGGTCTCTGAGGCTTGTGCTTGTGCTGTTGCTGCTTGCGTTGTGGCTGCTTGAACTGCTTGTGTTGCGGCTTCTTGTGCTGCTTGTGCTTCTGCTTGCGCTCGTGTTTGGGCATATTGACTTGCTCGTGATTGTATTATTGCTAATCGTTGTGCTTCTAATTCGTTTTGTTGCCTTGCTGCCTCACGTGTAGCAATTGCCTGTTCTATAAGACTATCTTCATAAGCCTGATTTGCTCTTGCCGGTCCTAGACTAACAGGAACAACTTGTGTGCGTCGATTAAATCGCGGAAAAGGCATTTATATATTAAATAGAAAATAGTAAATGTTAAATATTAAAGAAATAATGTTAAATAATACACTTAAATAAATAATAATAATTTAAATAAGTGTTCTTATTTTATACTATAAAATGACAAACAATGGCAACACTAGTTTTTTTGATAATCTAAAAAATATGAATTATAAGTGTGACTTTTTATGCACATATAAATTATTAGAAAATGAAGAAAATGATTGCGCTAATTTGTGTTATCAAACACAACTATTACAAGCTTTAAATATGAAAAGTTATGATGATTTTATAATTACAAAAAACATTGAAGCACTATATTTCTTTTTAAAGGATAATAATGAAGTTGTTAGCTTACTGCTAGCGTTAAAAGAAAAATACAAAACTAGTTCATTGGCTTTTTTCATTGAAAACGAACTAGCATTGTTTCAATTATTATTTAGTTATGATTATTTTGATATTTTTCATAAATGTTTATCTAAATATATTATAACTAAAACGCAAACAACCGATTTAATTATTGACAAAAAATATTTTGACGAGGTTTATAAGGTTATAAACGCTAAATAAATATTAGTCTTTTACATAGCTATTAGAACATAATTTTTTGATTATTTTTTCTTCATTATGTTCTTTATTATTTGCGATTGCTACTAATGTATGTGTATAATAATTTTGCTTTGACTCATTATTTTGAAAATCAGGATTTTCTTTTGTCCAATTACATAATGCGGAAAATTGCTTTGTTGACACTTCTTTTATTACATTTTTTATTTTATCTTTATTTACATCTTTTTCCCACTCGTTATTTTCTTTTATATATAATATTTCCCGCTTTATATCAGTGCAATGTATTGGTCGCTGATATAAATCAAGTTTATTCATATTTTCTATTATTACATTGCTTAGTCCATTTACTAATCCATTTTGCTTTGTATAATCTAATTGAAGAAAACTCACTTCAATAGACCGAATAAAATCACGCATATTTATAGCATCTTTGCATTTTTCATTTAAAAATACTTGAATGTTAAACTTATGATTGTTTGTTGTTATTGTTGTATTACCCAATTTGGGTATTAGCTCTTTAATTGTATTTGTTAATTCTATAATTTGATCTTGCTGCTTCTTTACTACTTCAAATATTAGTTCATTACTTAAATTCAATACATTTGAACTATTATTTGAACTTAAATCTGTACTATTAGACGATGTTACAAAAACGCAGTTCTTTTTATGTGTATATAAACTTTGTCTATATTTATAATTTTTACCGCATTCACAAGTAAAGACTAATTTGGAACCTTTTTTGTCAAAATTATGTGATTGTGTAAGTATTTCGTGTTTGCGTGTCAATAAATGTCGTTCGTATTGACTGCCTCGACTCGTATTATAGTCACAAATAATACAGCAATAATTTTTGGAACTTTTTTGGAACTTTTTTGGAAACATTTGTAAGTATAAAATACTTACAAAAAAAGTTCCTAAATTATTTTTATAATAATTCTAAAAAATTTATGGTAACACATTTTTTTTGGTATTAAAATTTTTAAACCTTTATGGTCTAAAACCAAAAAATGACTTTTTTTAGACTATAAAAGGCAAATCATTGTAAAATAGGACATACAAAAATGTCCATTTTTCAAAAAAATTCTGAAAATATTTTTTGGAAATTATGCAGCCATTTTGTGAAAGTTCAATTTGTTATGATAAATGCTAATAAAATTTATATATTGTATTTTTAGGTAATTCCACAATTTTTAAAATAGAAAAAAGTTGAGAAAAAATAAATTTTGAAAAAAGTTGGCAAAATTCTTTTAAATTTATTATATAAGTTAAAATTATAATAAATTTTTGTATTAGTGTAAGCTGGGTCTTTGATAGTTATTATATACCAACGGGTAAGGCATAATAGTAGATTGGGGTCTATCAAAAAATTCTATAAAGTCAAGACTTCTAATGCTTGGAACAACTATTTCACATACACTTTCTAAGTTTGTTGAACCTATTCCTCGCAATTGTGACTCAATATCAATAGCATTATTTGCTAAAGCATCTCTTGAAATATGGCTTGGAATATATCCTAATGCTGGAATACAATCGCTTGTTGGTCTTCCACTTGATGAGTGTATATAAAATGTTTCATTTAAAATTTTCTCTTTATCCGATTTTTCTAAATTATAATTTAGCTGACTGTTCTTATTTCTTGTAGAGGACATAATTATATATATTTTAATGTTATTATATTTAAATAAAATTTTAATATAATACAAAATAAAAATATATATAATTTTGTAACACTCTCTAAATGTTATTACTGATTGAGTCATTGAAATATTACATTGCCGCGACCAACTCTATTTTCAAAGCACGCGTTCTCTTTACCGTCGGCAATATACATCCCTTTATAATATCTTATCTTATCTTATATAGTGCTAGTTATTTTGATTTAGAATGTTGCTTATAATTGGCATATATTGAGTCATTCCGTCTGTTACCGCAGCAACCACAACACCTGAAGCGGCCGCGGCAACGGTAGCAGCAACTTCATCCTCTGTTGGTTCTATACCACTACTCTCTTTGCGCAACCTAACTAACCTTTCTGGTCTATCTTTAGATATATGTTCCCTACTATTCTTTTCCCAACCCTCAAGGCGGTCAAATTCATCAATATCTCGCGACAGCTTTTCTGGTTTTGCTAATTCTGACTGTTTAGCATCATCAATAGCCAATTTGGCGGTAGCAGCTTGGGCAAAGGCGCGGGAGGCGGCGGCGGTGACGGCGGCGGCGGGGAAGGTGGCGGTGGAGACGGCGGGGGGTGCGGCGGGGGTGTCGACGAGCCCGGCGGCGGCGTTATTGGTGCCGGGCCGTGGTTTTTTTTTACCTCTGCCTAGACAGCATAATGGGTTGCTTAGTTGATACAAGATATCAGAACAGTTTCTTGGATCGCAATTATCCGTCGTGATGGGTGGGGATATGCTAGTTTGCGGCAACAGCGGCTGCGGAGGCGACCCAGATGGCGGAGGGGTTGGTGGCGACGGCGTTGACCGCTGAGGTGGCGGGTGCTGCTGCTGCTGAGCGAGCTTGTTGAGGGCTGGGGTGGCGAGAGCAGACTTGTGGGCGGCAGCATTGGTTAATTTGGCGGCGGCGGCGGCAGGGGCGGGGGTGAGGGCGGCGGCGGCGGCGGTGGTGGCGGCGGTGAGGGCGGCGGCGGTGGCGGCGTCAGTGGCGTCGGGGACGAGGGCGGCGGAGGTGGCGGCGTCAGTGGCGTCGGGGACGAGGGCGGTGGAGGTGGCGGTGGCGGAGGTGGCGGGGTTGAGGGCGAAGGCGGCGGCGGCTTCATCCTTGGTGAGGTCTCGATCGTGTCGGCGGACTCGTCGGCGGACTCGTCGGCGGTGTGGGTGAGATTGGTCTTCAAGAGTGTCTAATACAGGGAGGTCACCGGCGGCGGCGGCAAGCTTAGCGGTGGCAAGCTTAGCGGCGGCTTCGTCGGCCTGGAGTTTGGCAAGCTCAGCGTCGGCATCGTCTAAGCCAAGGCCTCTCTTAGGGAACATGTTGCGCTTGGCGGCGTCGGCGGCGACGGCGGCGGAGGCAGCGACGGCGGAGGCAGCGACGGCGGCGGCGGCGAAGGGGGAGACAGCGGCAATGCCAGCGGCAGTGCCAACGGCACTGGTGAGGGAGGAGGTGGTGGGGGTACGAGGTTGTGGGGCATCTTTCGATGCATTGGCGTTCCGGTCATTAAGTGTGAATAATAATGGCAAAGCATAGTGTTTTGCCGGTTCCTTAGCCTTTTTAAATTCTTCACTTTCTAATCTTAATTTATACAGTAAATTATTATTATGTGCTTCAACATAAGTGCTAATAGTTTTTAATGCTAACATAATATACATATATTTTTGTTGATTTAACAATCTATATAATTTACTTTCTTCAGTATATTTTGATGTTTTAGTCTTAGTACCATCATATCCCATATTAGAATTTATTTGTTCTACATTTTCTCTTACAAATACACCTAGTTTTTCTATAAGATTGTCTTTTGCTCTCTTTAATTTTCCGGTTTCAAAACCTTCAAATAAATTTCCTTCAAGGCTTTCTGCCATTAAATCTGCTAGTGTAGCTATAAGTTGACTATTTTTATGTTTTTTATCTATTTGATCCTGATCTAAATTTGTATCTTCTACACTTTCGGATTGTTTATTAATAACTTTCAACATTTCTCCTAGAGTAACAGCAAATGACTTAGAACTTTGTTCGGATGGCGTATCAAGTATGCGGTTATATAAATGTTCATTTATTGGCTCTTCAAATGTATTATAATAGGCATAATATAATATAAAAGTTAAAAGTTTTAAAGCATTTTTATTTTTATCAAGATCCTTTGCTTCACTATCTATATCTTCTGATTCTGATTCAGAAGATGCATTAGGGATAACACTTATTATTAATATTCCCATTATAAAATTATATTATAATTAAAATATAAAATAATTTTATAATAAAAATATATAATATTATTATAATAAAAGTATAAAAAAATAATGACAACTCCAAGTACTAGTATAAGAACAGCAAATAATAATGAGTGGCTAGAATTTATTAGTTTTGCTGAGCGGGCATTAGGTCAATCAGATCCAATTGTATTAAGTATAAAACAAGAAAATATAACTAATAATGGTAGACAGTCTATAGCTGCGCGTTATCAAGCTAAATTGGGAGCACAAGCCACATTTAGTAGAGATTTATCATTAAAACAATTATTAAAAAATCCTAATTTTACATCACAAGTTCTTGGTAAAACCAAGGAAGATATTGAAACATGGACCAAAATATATAATAATGCTGATTGGACTATAAAAACATATAATAATCCACAAGACAATATATATATAAAATGTAATCCTGTTGATGAAAATAACATTCCAATTGACATGCAAAACAATTCAATAACTACAGATTCCACTTCAGAGGACGTATTAAGAGAAGCAAATAGCCTACTTGCTCCAGATAAAATATTTCAGAATATAGGTTTACAAATATTTATTGGAATTATTTTTCTAGCAGTTGCTTATTTAATCGGAACTGTGATATTTATTAAGTATCCAAAGACTGTTATAGATAAAAACCAATTAGATAATGGCACAAGAACAAACAATCCCTCTTTAAAACGTTAATTTACATAAGATGCATCGTGTGAATCACACATAACAGGATGATATGAATTTTGACTAATAATATTATCAGGTTGTCTATCAATTTTACCCACCATTTCCTCTTCAAGTGTTTTTATGCTTAAATGATTGTTTAAATTTTCCATTGCAGCTGTTTTATTTGCATTACTTGGAGCCATAACTCTATGATCTACTTTGCCTGAACGTTGTAGAAATATTAGGGCTACAATAGCAAAGAATAAGGCAATTAATGGATTGCTATTTAGTAAAAGCAAAATAAAAATGGCAAATAAAGATATATAAGTATGTGCATTATTTATATGTGGCGCCAAATCATAGGGTGTATATACATCACTTATTAAATATAATAGTAATAGTATAACAAAGACTAATTCATAACTTTTAATATTTTTGAGTTCTAGCACTTTATTTTTTAAATTATTTACTAAATTCATTATATTATATTATATTATTAATATTATATTATTTTATTATTTTATTAAAAATTGAAAATATTAATAAAATATTTAAATTGCTATTTAAATATTATGTTAAATTTTAAAAAAGTAAGCCCCAAAAATAGAGAGACTTATTTAGAACTAGCTAATGTAATTGAAAATTTAAAAAAAAACAATTTAATAAACAGCTATTTGGGAAACAAAGGCTATTCTATTTATAAAGTATGTTTAACTACTAAAATTATTGACTTTATTAAAGATGAATTAACATTAAAGCCTGTATTAATTAATTCATTAGTAGAAACCAAATCTTTTCCAGCATATCAAGAGTCTGAAAAAAAAATATATGTTCCACGGTATTGGGGAATAAATATGTTTGGCTATCCAAAGACTATAAAAATTCAATATGGTGCTACTATTAATCTTAAATTTAATGGGACTTTGAGAGATTATCAGCTAAAAGTGTTAAATGAATACTTAAAAGCTATTGATTTTGTTAGTGATACTACAAAGAATATTACAAATAATAAAGGCAATGGCTCAGCCCTTATTGAATTATGGACCGGTGCTGGAAAAACAGTTTTAGGGCTCAAAATTATTGAAGTATTACGCAAAAAAACAATTATTTTCGTCCATAAGTCTTTCCTAAAGGATCAATGGATAGAGAGAATAACACAATATTTACCAAATGCCAAAATTGGACTAATACAAGGTCCAATTGTTGATATAGAAAATAAGGACATTGTATTAGCAATGATTCAGTCAGTAAGTATGAAAACTTATCCAGATACCTTATTTGATAGTTTTGGACTAAGTGTATATGATGAATGCTTTAAAGGGTCTACGCTAATTTATACTAGCGGAGGCTGTGTAAAAATTTCAAATCTCTATAAATTATGGAAACAAAACAGAGCCTTAAATATTCGCAGTTATAATAGAACATCAAAGACTTTTGAATATAAACCACTCACATATGCTTGGAAAAAAAAGAGCAATCAATTTGTAAAATTAACATTAAATAATGAACGCAACACTTTTGAATGCACTATTGAATGTACATTAAATCATAAAATATTAACACCAAATGACTATGTAGAAGCCCATAAATTAAATAGCGGGTCAAAAGTATTGAGCAAAAGCGGTACTTCAAAAGAAGTGGTTCTATTAGAAGTGGTAAAACAAGAATTTATATTTAGCGAAGATAGTATTGATGTATATGATATTGAAGTTGCCGATAATCATAATTATATATTAGCTAATATAGTGACAGGTGACACTATACAAATAAAGTGTGGTCCTATTGTGAGCAATTGTCATCATATGTCTAGTGAGGTGTTTAGCAATTGCTTAAAAAAATGTAATACACTATATGGTCTTGGATTAAGCGCAACTATGGATAGAAAAGATGGACTAACAAAACTATTTAAAATGCATTTAGGAGAAATATGCTATAAGCCACCTAAAAATAGCTCACAAGATAATGTATTGGTCAAGGCAATTGATTATATTGTTGAAAATGATGATGACTATAATGAAGTTGAACGAGATTATAGAGGAAATGTGAAATATTCAACAATGGTAAGTAAAATTTCCAATTATAATCGCAGAAGCGATTTTATAATATATATATTAGAAAGCGAATTATTTATTAATCCGCATCAACAATTTATAGTATTAGCGCAAACAAAAAATTTATTAAATTATTTGTTTGACTCATTAACTCATAAAAAAATAGCATGTGTTGGTTATTATATTGGTGGAATGAAAATGGAAGAATTGAAAAAAAGTGAATCAAAACAAATCATATTGGCAACCTATAGTATGGCAGCCGAAGCGCTCGATATTAAATCATTAACAAGTCTATTTTTAGCAAGCCCAAAATCCGATATTATTCAAGCTGTAGGTCGAATTTTGAGAGAAAAACACGCTAGTCCACTTGTAATTGACTTAATAGATAATCACGATGTATTTTTAAATCAATTTAATAAACGCCGCGCATTTTATAATGAAAAAAATTATAAAATTATTCGCTCAAATAATGAAAAATATTACGACTATATCAAGCATTTAAAGACTCTCAAAAACAAAAGAGAAACAGAAACAGAAATAGAAACAGAAACAGAAACAGAAACAGAAAATAACAATAATCAAACAGCATATTGGAAGACGCTGATACCAAATAGTCGAAAAAAAGCTAGTGCAACTGAAACTACAGGTATTTGTTTAATTTGAAACACTAATTACTAATTTTAATATTGTTTTTATATAAATGAATAATCATACTATATTAACATTGGCGGTTGGTTCTATAATTGTAGAGACTATAGGATTAATTTTAATCTATTATACTGCGTTAACTAGAAAAACTATTAGACAATGGTATAATGAATTTACACTGGGTGCTTATACTATTGACATAACATCAGTAATAATTGGAGCTTATTTAGCTACACTGCTAACACCTAATTTTTACTTGCAACTACTATGTGTTGCTATTATAGGAATAGTGCACGATACTAGTTTTGGTTTTTTTATAAATTCAATAAATACAAAAAGCAGTAAAATATTAGAGTTCTTCAAAAAATATGCAAAAGAATATGGAGCAAAAATATTGGTTGTTGACGCATTAATATTAGTATCAACATTAACAGTATCAAATGTTTTAATAAACTATGTTTCAAGTGCTAATATAGCATTTTTAGGAGTATTATTTTCATATGTAAGTCTGTTATTTGTATATTCATTTTAATAGTAAATAGTAAGCTATTAAGACAAATCCTTTATAAAAAACTATATAACCCACGTTTGCTCTTACTCTTTTTTGTTTTAAATGTTTTACTTTTACCTTTTCTCTTAGTGCTGCTTTTAGACTTGGTTCTGCTCTTACTAAACATATTTTTGTATGTAAATCCCCCGAACATATTATAATATAATATAATATAATATTTGATTTGATTATATTAAATCAAATCAAATCAAATAAAATAGACAAGAATCATAGTACAAATTTAATATCTGCGTGTGCGTCTGCGTCTGCCACCAGACATTCTGCGGCGACGACTGCGACGACCACCTCTTGACTGTCTGCGTCTGCGTCTGCCACCGATAGCAAACTCCGCAAAACTCGTCTCACCACCAACTTGAACAATCTCGTTTTGTAAAGTCTCCAACATTCTTTTTATATACTAAATAAATATTTTATTTTTTTTTATAATAAAATTAATTTTACTATTATTAATAATATTATTATTATTAATATTTGCTAAATTAATTGGAATCCATTTCTTAAATTTTTTATTATATATACATTCAATAATATGTGATTTTTCCAAATTTACAAATTTACTTATATCAGTATTTTCAAACTCATCTTCACTATCACTTTCTTCTAATAAATCTAAATTACTATTTTCCTTAATACTTCTAAATAAACCATTCATAAAAACACTAGTTTTATAACTATCAATTAACGCATAATCGTAAAATACTTCTTTATTAGCATTATCTAATACATACAACTTATATATGTCTTGACTAATACACGCATATACTTTAAAATTCACAGACACAGATTTTTCTAAAGCACTTGAATTTGAATTATTAACTATAAAATTGCCTAAAAAGCGACTATTATTATAACATGCTATACTATATAATTTATAGTCTAATTTATATATATGTTTAAAAATATTGCTATAATTATTACTAATTATTCCTAAATATAATCTATAATTAGTATTTATTATGAATGCTAACACTAGTTTATATAAATTTAATTTAATTGTAAAATTATTATATTCATTATGGTTTAGTTTATCCAAATTAACGCAATTATAATTCGTTACATTATCGAGTATAAAATAATGAGTATTAACTTTATTGCTATTGCTATAAAAGTAAATTCCATTTAATAATACATTGTTATAACATAAACGCTTATCATAATTAATATTATAATAATAAAATTCGTTTGCCTCATCATAAATATTATTAGAACTATTATTGACAAATATTAATAAACATAGCAAGTCCTTTTTATAATACGTAAACCATAAATATGCCTTTCTTCCTTTAGGTTTTAATACATAATAATCCGCATTATCTATTAAATTTGGAATATTAAAATTATTACTATATAATTTTAAGTTAGGAAATCTATGAAGAATGTGTTTACTATTATTATATAATAATAGTCCATTTTTTAATTTATTTTCTATCTTCTTTTCTATCTGCTTTTCTATCTGCTTTTCCATATTATTTTATAGCTAATATGCTTATATTAATTAATTATTTCAGTTTTATATAATAATAAATATTAATAAAAATAAAAAGTTAAAATATTAAAATATTAAAGTTTAATTTTCTGTAAAAAATCAGTCAATTCATCTTTCATATTAGTATCATTAATATTATTTGCTAAGGCATCTAAAGATGTTGATGAAATATTTATTTCATCATATAATAAATTATTATTGTTATTGTTATTATTATTGTTATTATTATTGTTATTGTTAGTATTATCTTTTTCTATAGAAAAAGTATTATAATAGTCTTTAATTTTAGTGTTAGTCAAATTACTTTTAAAAAACAAATATAAATTATGCATTAGAAAAATTAATATACTATAAAGTAAAGTCCATTTTATAATATATAAAATCATCTAGTTTGTATATTATAAAAAAAAATAATATACAATTAAAACTTATTAATTTTTATTAAAGGCCCAAAATATATATGATTAGCACTTAAACAAATAGTACTATATATTAATTAATTACTCATTAATACAGTCAATGTTATATTGTATTACATTAAAAAATACTAGTTTTAAAGAAATAAAGGTGAAAAATATTGATAGTGTTAATATATATAAAAAATGCGGTTACAAGTCAAATAATAATTTTAAGAAACTATATGCGTGGGATTGTGGTTCTACTAATGTTATTGAACTATGGAGCAAACAGGATAATAATGTAAAAACATACAATAACCACCCACTATTAGTTAAATATAATATAAAAGTAAATATTAACAATAAATGTATTTTTGTAATGACAAATGGAGTGGCTTATATTAATTTAGAAAGCACATTTTTCTCCAAATTTTTTGACTTACCAGAAACTGTTGAGTTTAATACCGATGAAGATATACAAGAACACACAAATGAAGACATAAATAATGGTGAATTAAAAACACAAGACACTAACGTTAGCCCATTAAATGAAATATTATATACAAACAAAAATAACAGTGATGTTCTTGATAATACTAGCGATACTAATTCTGAATTAAGTTATGAATTATATTGTTATTCTGATGAAGAGCATTAAACTATAAACTATAAGCTATAAGCTATAAACTATAAGCTATAAACTATTAAATATAAACTATTAAATATAAAAAATTGATATAATAATTAATAAGTATTAATTATTATATTAACATGAGCAAATTTAATAGAAAGATTAATGATCCTGATTGTTTCAGAGAAAATGTTGTTACAAAATTAAATAGTATTGTAAATAATAAGAGCATTTGTGAAAATCTAGAAAAAGGTATTTATAATTATACCCTGAAAGTATGCGAAGAAAAAAATTTATTAAAGAAATGGAGTAATGAGTCCTTTGTTTTACTATATATAGAAAAATTAAGAACACTTATTATAAATTTAAAAGATAATGACTTGCTAGCTAAACTAGCATCAAAAGAAGTTAAAGCACACGAATTTGTTTATATGAGTCATCAAGAGCTACGCCCAAAATTATGGGAAACATTAATAGAAGAGAAAAAAATTAAAGACGAAAATAAATACACACCAAAAATTGAAGCATCAACAGACAATTTTATTTGTGGAAAATGTAAATCTAAAAAATGTACTTATTATCAACTACAAACACGCAGTGCTGATGAACCGATGACAACATTTGTTACATGCTTAGATTGTGGAAATAGATTTAAAAGATAACCTTGTAAAACTTGTAAAACTTGTAAAACTTGTAAAACTTGTAAAACTTGTAAAACTTGTAAAACTTGTAAAACTTGTAAAACTTGTAAAACTTGTATAACTTGTATAAACATATTTATAAAATAGTAAGATCCTGTAGTTTCCAATATTCAAAAGTATTATTTGGTAATGGTCGTTGAATAATAAAAGGTAGCACTTTTTGCTCTAACTCCATTAATACAATTATATTATTATCTATAATTTTTTCATTAACACTAATATATGGGCTGCAGCCGCTATTTAATTGTTTTAAACGCATTCCTAATATTTTCGTTTTTTCATATTTGGTCAATAATGGCATAGTTTTGTGTAATTCGTCTACAATAATTCCATCTTTATTTTTGGTTACTTTGCACAATTCTTTAATTTCATTAAAATTTTTATATAAACACTCATTGTGATGACTTAATATATGATTTTTCTTATAATCATCATTAAATTTGTTAAAATCACTTTCGTCTAAGTCTTCCGTGTCGTGGTCATATTTGCTATATGCTGTTTTTTCACTATCAAAAATATTTTTTTTACCAATTTTATCATCGGTCTCAAGTTTTTTAGTATCAGATTGTTGTTTATAAATGCTTGTTTCATCATCATTATCATCATCATCGTCATCATCATCAATAGTGTCGTCATTATCCGATAGTTCATCACCACTATTATCTTGCTCAACATCTAGGTCTACATCAGGATCTATTTCTACTTCTGCGTCTGCTTCTGGTTCTGGTTCTAATTCGACTTCTGTTAATTCTGTATTAGCTTTATCGTCCATTTTATAGTTTAAATATATTTAAAACTATTAAAAAATATTTATATCAATTATATTTTTTAATATAATGTTTAATTCGTTTAATTCGTTTTCCAAATAAAATCACAATGACTACATAAATATAAATATTTCATAGCTGTATTATCATATCTAATATATATAATTTCTTTTTTACTCGAATCAAAACCATCCTGATTTGTTTCACATACAGTATTAGGACATTTAATATAATTAATTCGCGGTAAAGTAATATCTAATTTTGTATATTTATTAATATGAACATTGTATTTATCTTCTGTTTTATTAATATTTTCTTCTAAAATACATTTATTTACATCCAATATTTTATCATCGACATTGCCACAATTTCTACAATAATAAACAATTTTGTCGCATTCTTCTTCTTCTAATTTAATATAATACATATTATCGCAATTAGTGCAAAAGTTCATAGTTAATATCTTATAGTATATAATATATACTATTTAAATAATTTAAATAACAATCAATTTTACATATTAAATAATTTTCATAGTTTCATTTAAAATTAAACACTATGTTTTATTAAATCAATTAAATCAATTACATCATATAATTTGTTATAATTAAGACTATAAATTAAATTATAGAACACAATTTCAAACGGATTTTTCATAGCAATAAAATTACTATATTTAATTTTATTAGCATTTATTAAATCCAATAGCTGTGTTTTATTATTTTCAAACGCACTATTAACAATAGTCTTGAATTTACGCATAATTTCTATATTATGCGCTGCTTTTTTTCGCCCTACACTATGCTGTGTGGGTAAATCATTTATTAAACATATTAACGTGGCTATTGAAAATTCAACATTTTTATAAAACACTAAATAATTATATTTATTTAATTCACTATGTTGCTCTCTCACTCCTGGTTCATTTAATAATGGATTGTCACACAATATTGTTACTAATGTAAATAATATTGAATGTATTGATTGACATGAACTCCAACTTTCGCCTGCCCACGTATTCAATATAGATAAACACACTTTGCCATTTGAATATAAATTGGGGTTAAATCGCATAATTCCATCATTTGTTAAATAATTAACTTGTGGCGGCGCAAAAGGATAAGTCTCCGGAAAAATAAATTCAAAAAAATAATAACCGTAAGCATATGGGGTATCCTTATTTCCAATTATTAAAGCATAACCCTTAAACACATTTTCTTCATCATGCTTATAATATATATTTTCACTACTTAAAGACGCTTCATTAGTTATAATATATTTAACATCCTTTGCTATTCGCTTAATGGCGCTATTATTTATATACATAATAGTAATAATATTAAGATGTTAGTTTTAATATTATTTTATAAATAATAATAATATTATAAAAATTGAAATAAAAATATATTATACTATAATAATATACATAGTATGACAAGTAATAACACTAATACTAAAAATTTGTCATCCAAATGGGATGAATATTTATATTCAAAAAAGTATGATAAGTCAGATAAGTCTGAAAAAGGCGGCCTTATTACACATACAAAAATAGGCAGCAAAGAATTGGGCATATATGCTGGAAGTTATAGTATTACAAATATGCCTGAATTTTGGACCTATTATTATAGTCATGTTTTTGAGAATAAAAACAAAGAATATTTGACAGAAAAACAATTAATTGAAGACGGTCCGTTATTAGTAGATATTGATTTGCGCTATGACACAACTATTAAGACACGACAACATAATAAAAATCACATTATTGATTTGATTGTATTGTATGCTAATAAATTGAATTTAATATATGCTATACCAAATAAATCAACAATAAATGTATATGTATTGGAAAAACCAGATGTAAATATTTGTGAAGACAAAGTAAAAGATGGTATTCATATTATATTTACTATAAAAATGGATAAATCACATCAATGTGTTTTGCGAAAAATGATTATTGAAGAAATTGAAAATATTTGGGACAATATACAAAATACAAATTCTTATGAAGACGTGTTTGATGAAGGAGTAACAAAAGGGTTTGTTAATTGGCAAGTTTATGGCTCGCGAAAGCCAGACCATAAAGCATATAGTCTAGCATATTTTTATGAGCTAACTTATTTAAAACAAGATGATGAAGCAGACCAAGAAGAGACATGGGATTTCAAAGAAATTCCTGTATCAAAAATTAACATTCAACAACACTTGCCTTTAATGAGTGCGCGTTGTAAAGATCATCAACAATTTGTACTTAATCAAAGTAGTGACTTATTAAAAAAAATAGAATATGAGAAACAGCAACTACATATAAAACAACGCAAACCAACTATAAATGTTGTAAATACTAAAATAGACATTGCTATGTATGATTTTGGTAAAATTAGTGATGTTAACACATTAGATAGTTTAATCGAATGTTTTCTTGAAGAAATCTCAAATAGTGATTATGAAATAAGAGAGACGCACGAATTTGCTATGATTTTGCCGAAAAGTTATTATGAGGCCGGCACATATAATAAGTGGATTAGGGTCGGATGGGCTCTAAAAAATACGCATGAAAAGTTATTTTTGACTTGGCTTAAATTATGTTCTCAATGTACAACCTTCAATTTTAATCAAGCTAAAGTATCACAATTATATGAACAATGGAAAGGTTTTGATGTCAAAAATAGCGATGGATTAACTAATCGCTCAATCATGTTTTGGGCTAAAACAGATAATTATGCTGAATATGAAAAAATCCGTAAAGAAACAATTACTTATTACATAGAACAAACGCTGCAAACTATGATTTTAAAAGATAAAGTGGCAGAGTTTGATTTGGCAGTTGTATTATATCAACTTTTTAAAGACCAATTTGTGTGTGTAAGTGTGAAAAATAATGAGTGGTATGAATATAAAAATCATAAGTGGAATGAAATTGATTCAGGAAGCACATTAAGATTATTAATATCTAAAAAGATGCACGATATTTACTCTAAAAAATCGCATGAACTAATTGAAACAATTACAAAAAAAGAAAACAATGATGAAAATACAGAAAATTTAAAGACCCGCGCTTTAAAATTAGGAGACATATGTATATTACTAAAAACAACAAGTTGGAAAAACAATATTATGAAAGAGGCTAAAGAGCTATTTTATGATAAAAACTTTATGAACAAATTAGATGCAAATCCTTATTTAATGTGTTTTAACAATTATGTAATCGATTTTGAGGCAAAAACTCACAGAAAGGGCAAGCCAGATGACTATATTTCAAAATCCACTAATATTGATTATATTCCATATGACAATTTAAGTTCAACCGCTTATTGTCCTATTATTCAAGAAATAAATAAATTTATTGATGAACTATTTCCGGATAAAGAACTTCGTCGTTATATGTGGGAGCATTTAGCTTCCATTTTAATTGGAAAAAATCATAGCCAAACTTTTAACATTTATACTGGTAGTGGTTGTAATGGTAAATCTAAATTAGTTGAATTAATGAGCAGGTGTTTAGGAGACTATAAGGCAACGGTGCCTATTACATTAATTACGCAATCACGGAACTCAATTGGGTCTACTTCATCTGAAGTAGTTGCATTAATGGGAGTTCGCTATGCTGTTATGCAAGAACCTAGTAAAGGCGACGTTATTAATGAAGGTATTATGAAAGAAATTACTGGTGGTGATCCCATTCAGGCACGGGCATTATTCAAAGATAGCGTAACATTTATGCCTCAATTTAAATTAGTAGTGTGTACTAATGTGTTGTTTGACATTAATACAAATGATGACGGAACTTGGAGACGCATTCGCATTTGTGATTTTATGTCAAAATTTACAGATGCGCCTTATGAAAATGAGGATAAATTTCCAAAGGCGAATTTTCCATATCAATATTTAATCGACCAAAAAATCGATGAAAAATTCACTTTATGGGCTCCAGTATTAATGTCTAAATTAGTTACTATGGCATATCAAACAGAAGGCAAAGTGAAAGATGCCAAAATTGTTACATCTGTTAGTGATAACTATCGGGAAGCACAAGATTATTTAACTGAGTTTGCTAAAGAGAAAATAGGTCGTATGCGTGATGGAGTAGTTAAGAAAACAGAATTATTAGAGGAGTTTAAAAAATGGTATACGATGAATTATGGACGAGCAACTTTACCAAATGGAAAAGAAATAACAGACTATATGGATAAACAATATGGAAAAAATAAGCGAGGTAAATGGTATAATGTTATTATAAATTATAATAATGAAAGTGATAATGAAGAACAAGAACAAGAACAAGAACAAGAACAAGAACATGAACAATAATAGAAACAAGAATAGAAGCAAGAACAAGAATAGAATAGAAACAATAATAGCAAACTTTTAATTTGTTATTATTGTTTACAAGTTTACAAGTCACATGTTTATTATATTTTTTCTATTAATGAATTATATGTTGGAATGTCTTCTTTCAAATTCAAACTTTCTAAATAATAAATATATCCCTCATATGCTAAGTTCATTAAATAAGACAATATTATAGGTATAATTAAATAAATAAATAATAGTAATAGCGTTACTCTATTAGTATATTGCTTTTCACTTATAAATTTTGAAAATATTAAATACAATACAATTAAACTATAATATACTATTATGTAATAAAAATAGATGGTTTTATATAATTCATAATTCGAGTCTAAATATATATTTTTTCTATTATCCATTTGTAATGACGTTTTATATTTGTCTATTTTTGCTTGTAATTCTTGTAATATAGCAACTTTATTACTAATTATATCTGTCATAGAACTTCTATCCAACAATAATGTTTTGTGATCTGCCACAAATGTTGTATAATATTTATATAAACTATTTAGATCACTCAATTCATCTCCTAAAAATGTTCTTATTGACTGTGTGGCATTATTTTTACAGTCCTCAGCAAATTGAGGACTATTTTTAAATGCTCTATGCCTAGACTCTAATGATTGTCTTACAAACTTATATAATCCAATGTCTTCGTAATTTTCAACACTTGTTATACGTGTTGGAGTAAAATATGTTGATAACCATCTGCTAACGCCTGTGCCTGTTTCGGGTATACTATCTGGTTCTTGAGAAGGATTATTTGAACTAGCATAATTGCCTACAATCACACCTGTATTATATATACCACCAAATAAATCGCTATTTTCATCTAGTATCTCCTTAATAGTTTCTACGCCTCTATTTGCTCCTTCTTTACATGCCATTATAGCTTTAACAGCAGCCCAATCACAGTTACAAGCACCCCTCTCGCTCCTGTTATTATTTGAAGACATTGGTTCAATACCAGTTGTACTTGTTGAACTAATATTTTCTACATAATTACTATATGTTGTTTGCCAATCTGTTTCAGTTAATGCGCTTGTTATTAAATTAGCATTTGGACCAAGCAAAGTGTTTAGACCTGTCAAAACTGCATTGTCGGCACCTTTACTAACAGCTTCACAACATTCTTTTATAACTATTGGCATAACACGGTCACAATTACATTCTATAGTCAATGGATCTATACTATTCTGTGATTGTCTATTTCCCATCTTATATAATAACTAATATAGAGCAATATATTATAGTTTTAATTTAATTCTAATAATATTCTAAAAATTTATAAATGTTCTAAAAATTTATAAATGTTCTAAAAATGTATAAATGTTATGTTAAATATTCGATGGAATATGAAAGAAGAATCCATTTGAAAAACTAAATGACTGTTGTAACAAATAATCTTTGGCACAACCAACTCCAAAGGGCTCAATAATATGATTAACATCATTAGTACGTTCATTACGTCCATGATTTTCATGTCCTTCAAAAAAATTATTGAAATTTTCAGTCATCAAACACTTATTTTTCGCATAATCATAAACCATCGAGCCATCGCAACAATCTTGACCTATACAAGTTAGTGTTAGTGAAGTCAAAGGATTCCTCTTTCTAATAAGCTTACCTTCTTTTTCTAATTGTGTTGCGTTTCTATCATATGGAATGCGAGTTTTATCAAAATCTATATTATCTCTCATATAAATATCAACAACTTTATACAAAATATAAGCACTAGCCAAAAACAATAATGTTACTAAACATACTAATGTTACACTATTTGGAAGCAAACTATTTTTATTAGCAATTGCTAATGGAATTATAATAATACATACAAAAATTATAACCATAATTATGTTTAAATATTCTTTATTCACTTTATCATTATAGTTAATTATTTCAATATGTCTAAGTTTATTTTGATTACTTTGATTTATGTTATCATACACATTTTTAATAGTTGACTCTAGCCCGTGTTCGTTATTAATCATAAAATCACCTAATACGTTTGTAAAAAGATTGTCTTTTTTAATTAAAAATTCACTAACGGCATTATTAATTTCATTTTCAATTAAATCTGGCGCAGTATATACATCAGATTCTTTTAATATGTCTAATAATAAATCATTAGAAATTTCTATATTTCCCATTTATATTTATAATAACATTATAAAATATAGATTACTAAATACGTAATTTTCTTAATAAATATAATACCATCAAAATAAAAATTATTGCCAATACAGAGTATACTGCAAAAATTATATTATTTGAATAATTATTTTTCTCAACACTTTTTAATCTCTCTTCATATAACATATTATTTTCTCTCAATTTCTTAATATGATTATTAGCATAACTTATTTCAGTAACTTTTCCTAAAGGGTCTACATATAGCATAGTATATATAATATATTATATTTTTACAATATTATTTATAAATAGTATTAGAACTATTATAAAAATAAAATAACTTAATAATACAAATTCGCTTATAATATTTGTATTGTATAAAATTAGTAATATTAATGTTAATACCATTATAATAAATAAAATTAAATATATGCTATTTATTGAGTTAGAATTAGTTAATAATGTATTTTGCCTATTTTTTAATAATTCTGAATTAGCATTTATTGTGCCCGAGTTATTTATTAGTTCAATAAAAGACAAATCTCTCGTCTTAGCTATTAAAACATTATTGCTAATTTCACTATGACTTAAAGAGTGATTAAATAAATCGGTAAATAATATATTTTTACTATTATTAAACAATTTACTATTAACATCATTAATAGAGTTTAAAATAGTATTGTATGTACTGATTTTTTGGTCTTCTATATAGTCATACGTTATATAATCAGACAAATTTTTACTACTAATATTAGTTAAATCTAAACTATTAGCTTTTTTATTTAAATAACTTATATAAGATAAATCGTCAATAATCAATTCTGTTTCTTCTAAATATCGGTCAATATATTGAAATCCTGATTTCTTGTCTTCAAAGTAATTTTTATTTACAAACCCATATCCATTGTATACTCCGTAATCATTTGGTGGTAATATATTAGATTCACAATTTAAAGTTAGAGAAATGTCGTATATTGCACTAGTATTAGGATCTTTAAATAAGCTACATTTTTTCCTAGTTGAGTTAGTTATGTCTTTTAATAAAAATATATCACAATTTGCTTGATCACATGCTAATTCACAATCAGAGTTAGACGAAACATCTAAAGCATTTGTTAATTTTGAAGGTGTAAGATCATAAAAATTTGTTTTCCTATTTTTACATAGGTCTACATACTTTTCTACATCAAAACTTTCTATTATAGAATTATGTATGCTTTTATTTTCACTGACTAGTCCAAGTGAATTATAATTAGCACTACTTATTAAATATATATTTATTACAATAATAGTAACAAAAAATAAAATATATAATAGTTGTTTTATATTACCATTAGCATTAAATTTAAGTTTCATTTATACTTAACTTAATATGTTAATATATTTTATTTAATTACTTAAAATATATTTACATTATACAAGTTATTATACAAGTTAATATACAAGTTATTATACAAACTAATATATATTAACATTATACATTCTATAAAAAATATAAATTAGCGTAATTCCTAAAGAATATATTAAATAGTGTGATGCCCTGTTATATACTATATATACAAACAATAGCAATTGTATAAATATAAATAAAAAATCTATTAATTTTGATATAAAATTATTGGCACTATTTGCTCGATTTGCTCGATTTGCCCGATTAGCCTGATTTGCCCGATTAGCCCGATTAGCCTGATTTGCATGATTTGCTTGTTTACTTCTTACATTAGAACTAGAGCAGTTACAGTTTTCATTAGGCTTACAAATACATTCAAGTTTACTACAATTATTATTAATACATCCTAAATAGTCTATTGAGTCAACAATAGACATATATGAAACACTATTTTGAGTTGTTTGAGTTGTTTGAGTTTTTTCTAGTAAATTTTTGTTGCTTAATAAAGAATTATTTTGTAAAACATCGACAAATAATTCGTCATTATTCATACTAAGTATTAATTAATATAATAAAATATTATATTAAATAATTTAATTTTTAAATACTAAGTATTAACTAGTTAGATTGCCTATTTTTTCATAGCATTTGTTGCGCTAGCTAGTGCACTATTCAGTGGATTATTTGTTATAGGGGCTGAATTAACGTTTGTATTAGGGGTTATACTAGCATTTACTATAGTATTCATAGTAACAGTTTTTAAATTTCGTGTTTTATAGTACATAAAACACACAACCACCATTATTAATAGCAATATTCCATTTTCTATTATCTTAAATTGTGTTAAAAAAACGTTATCACCTAATCTACCATTATTTGCTCCTCCAGAGCCTAATAAGTTAGCTAACTCTTGCTTCTTACTAGCTATTCTAGCATTTAATGCCATTATTGTATTATTATCTCCCATTTTTAAATAATTTATATTAGATAAATCAACACTAATGTCATCTATTATACCTATTAAGTTATCATATTTAGCTTGTAAATTTGCCAATTGAATATCAAACAATCGTTCTTTTTCTTGACTTGGAGTACATATAAAATTCTTAAATGTACTATATAATGGACCACTTTCTTGGATATTAGTTTCATTAATATATAATAACTCTTTATATGACGCTAACTCGGCTAATAATGTTGGATTTTCATAATAACTTGTTGGGCGTGATTGAATACTTGTTGCTAATCCTAAATTAGACTCATTTAATATTGGTTTTTTATAATGCGCAAACAGCATTTTTGGAGCATATACTTGTTCGTCTAATGTATATTTAAAACATTTTTGACTTGATAACGGATTAGCTGGAGTTCGTCTAAATAACATATTATTACATGTGTCGTTAACACTTATTTTAGTTGCTGAGCCAAATAAATCACTAAATAGCTGAAGCATAGTATCAACACTAGCAAACGACCCTAAATTTGATGAAACTTGTTTTGGAACATAACAATTACTATTATTATCTGTAACAGTTGCTGAAGAAATATCGTTCATCAAAAAAAAATCAGCATTTTTTTGCATAGCCTCTGCTTGACATTGCGCAACACTTTCAACAATAGAGTTATAAAATCTTGAATTTAATGATATGTCAAAACTAGAAGAAGAAGTTGGTTTGCTATAACATCCATCAAATTCGTAAAAATTAACATTAGGCTCACCACTCATTGTTAAGACTATATAATATATTATACTATATTATAATGTCTATTTTATACTATTTTTATACTCTATTATTTTAATATATTTTACAAATTCTATAAAAGTCTGATGCTATAGCAGTGCGACTAGCTCGCTCAATTTTAACAATATCATCAGGACGAAGACCAATAACAATTGAAACGGGACTAAAATATGATATATCAGGTATTTGTGAATTGTCTAAAATATTATATTTTTTCATAAAAAGCTCCTTCTCATCATCGGTCAATATTGTATGTTTTGGAACTAAAGTATGTTTTAATATATTAAACTGTAGCCTTTTTATATTTACTAATGAAATATAAATTTTTTCACTAGTCCAAATATCTTTAATATTTTCTAATAATGTATCGTTGGGTTCATCTTTAATAACAATCATTAAGTCATCCTTCTTTTCTAATATTGACTCTAAATGAAATAAATCTTCTACAATATCATAAATATTTTGTGGCTTAATTAATTTTGTTACATAATATTTAACATATATTTTCTTATTTGTTGTACTGTTTTCTAATAACATATCTAATTGATTATTTTCTGTTAATATACCAATATCAGTAATACTAAAATTAGAATAATTGGCAACTGTAAATCCTCGCTCATCTAATATTTCTAATAAGTGTTTTCGCGAATTATATATACTAATTATAGTGCTATTTGACATAGTGTTACTCTTTATAATATATTATAAAACTTTATTATTATATCAATTATATTTTAAATCATTTTTTAAATCATTTTTTTAAATCATTGCCCCTCAAATTTTATTGTCTTACGTTGGGCACTGTTATCTTCGTCATTTATTTTAATACTTTTGTCTGGTTCTAAATTTTGCTGTATTAATGAGTCAGTCATTACTTCTAATTTTGGTTCACTTTTTTCTTGTAATGCTGCTTCTTGTTCTTGTGTATTTGGACTAACTGAAATAGTTTCGACGTCTTCTAATTCAGGAGGCGCGGCGTCACTAGTATCAACACTAATAGGAGGATTAGAACGCTCTTCATCCTCTTCATCATCAATAGCTTCGGCCGCCAAATAATCTTGATATGCTTCTTCTGCGGCCGCAACAGCTTCCAATGATACAGGATTAATTGAAGACACATCATTTTCATCATCAATAGCTTCTTTTTCTTTTTCTTTTTCTTTTTCTTTTTCTTTTTCTTCTTGAACAACGCTTTCAGTGCTACTAGGTGCTATTAATAAAGGCTTTTCGTAGCGTTTTACAAATTCACTACTTTCTTTAGCTGTTAATTGTGTTAATTTTATATTTTCGATTGTTTTAGAATAATTCATAGAAGTTAATTGGTCTATATTGTCTTCTGTAATAATACGCATTTGAATATTCATTACTTGAAGTTCTTGCATTAATAATTTAAAACTATATGGCACTCGCACAATACTAAATGATTTACCATATTTGCTAATTACTTGTAAATTCAATGAATTTTCCATAGAGTCGGCAAATTTTAGGGGTCCATCGGCAAACGGACTAATAAACACATTTTTTGACTCGTTATATATTGCAATTGTTCCACTATTATTACATATAGCAATATAATAGTCATCACCCCGAACCAACATTGATTCTTTCAAAAAACTTGTTGCTCCATGCGCAATAATACTGTCGCGCTCCATTTCACCAATACGAAGGCCACCATCATTTGCTCTACCTTGAACTGTTTGACGTGTTAATGAAGTTCGTGGTCCTTGTGCGCGATAATTGATTTTGTCTTTAACCATATGCTTAAGTCGCAAATAATAACATGGTCCAATAAAAAACTCCATACTTAGTTGTTCTCCTGACTCACCATTATATAATATTTCATTTCCAGTTGAACTATAACCAATATTGCGCAATAGTGACCCAAATATTTCGTGTTTTGGACCCTTATTTACAAAAGCAGTACAGTCTCCAAAAGCACCATAATGAGCACACGCTTTGCCCATTAATGTTTCAACAAGTTGTCCGATAGTCATACGACTAGGTAACGCATGTGGATTAATTATTAAATCTGGTCTTATTCCTTCACTCGTAAAAGGCATATTTTCTTCTGGAATAATTAGTCCTAATGTCCCTTTTTGACCGCACCTACTACAAAATTTATCGCCTTGTGCTGGTATGCGTTCTTCACGTATTCTAATTTTAGCAATTCTAAATCCTTCTTCGCCTTCTGTAATAAATGCTTTGTCAACAAACCCTAATTGTCCTTTTTTTGGAGTAATTGATGCATCTATATATGTATCTGGATTAGCTAAATTATTTGTAACCTTTCCTATTACCACTTTTTTATCATCTAATGGTGTATTTTCAGTAATTAATCCGTTACTATCTAAATGCGAATATTCATAACCCGGCCTTTTTCCAATAACATTTAAGGTTTCAACATTTACAAATTTAGAGTCTACATTAGAACCCGCAACTTTTGTGCTTTCTTCGCGTGCTTCATACATATTAAAATAAGTCGTATTAAACATTCCACGATTAATTGAGCCTTCATTAAATAATATTGAGTCTTCCACATTATAACCGCCGTAACAACCAATGGCAACAATAGCATTTACTCCATACGCATGTTCTTCATTATAAATATATTTCAAATAACGACTTTTTACAAGTGGAATTTGTCCGTTATTTAAAACAACACCCATTTTATCAATTCGATTTTGATAATTTGTGTTATATAAACTAACACCTTGCTTACTTTGTCCACAAGAAAATAAATCACGCGGTAATTGATTGTTTTCTGGAAATACAATTTGGTTGCCCATAATACCTAAAAGTAATGATGGATGTATTTCAATATGCGTACTAAATTTAGTAATATTTTGAACATCCATTGCTATTAAAGATGATTCTGTTTCTGACGTATCAAGAAAGTCAATAATTCCACTTTTTTCCATTAAATAACCTAATGGATCATTAGGTCCAAGACTTTCCGAATTAGCATATAAATCTTTTAAATTAAAAAATACACTATTTAATTTTATAAAGTCATTCAAATTGATTGCTAGCTCTTTTTTATCTTTATTTAAGATAGTTAATGGATTAAAACCAATTAATAATTCGTTAAAATTATAGTCACGACTAAGTAATTTATTATAAATAAATGGATTATTATATGAAACTGTGCCATTCTTTAAATAGAAAACTGGTCTTGTTAATCTACCAGAATCACTATAAATATAAATGCTATCATCTTTAATAGACCAACTTATGCTTGTATAAATGGGTAGCAATCCAAGTCTGCGATAGTTTTTCAATAATTCTAGAACTTCAACTGGTTTGGTTATTATACCAACCCATGCACCATTTACAAAGACTTTTGTACATTGTGCAATATATTCAATAGTACATTCTGTTAATAACTCCATAAAAAATACTGTTCGCAATAACTCAATAATTGGTTTACTTGAATATCCACTAGTTATAGCACAACCAATAGACATATGTTTGTGTAACCCTACATTACCACCATCAGGTGTATCAACCGGGTCAATAATACCCCATTGTGTTGAATGTAATAAGCGTGGACCAATTATTTTTGCACTTGAATCAAGTGGTAAATTTAATTTGCGCAAATGCGATAAAAAAGAATTATACGATAAACGGTTTAAATCTTGAACGACTTCTAAACGTTTTGTGTGTTCTTCGGCTCCCCAATTTCCTTTAAATGCTTTTCTAAAACCATTTTCCAAAATGCGCTCTTTAAAATACTCAAAATAATTGTTTTCGATTAACCCTATAAAGTCGTTTTGATATATGCCTTTTTTATAATAATATTCTTTATCTATTTTTTGAAATATGTGTTTTTGTTGTAAACTATAATATTCTTTAAATAAGTCATATATAAGAGTTCCCGCGAGCTCAACACGTTTAAATTTAAAACTATCGCGATCTGTTGACAATTTGTCGTTTTTATATACTTGTAATAGTTCTTTGACCATATAACCCAAAAAGAACGCCTTATTAATAAAATTATTATCTCCAATGTGTGGTAGTAAATAATCCATCAATATTTCTAAAACATGCGCTAGCGTTTTACCTTTTGTAAATGTTGCCAAGTATTTTAAGGCAACTTCTTGATTAAAAATATTGCCAGTGTCGTGTATTGATGGAATAAAAAGCACTATATAATTTTCATATTTTTCTAAATCTAATAAACACATTTTAATAATTTCTTTGTCGCTCAAAATACCTAATGCTCGCATTAAAATAAATAATGGAACAGGTTTTCTTATATTAGGAACATTTACTACTATTTGCCCGTTATTATATTTAGTATCTGGACGAACTATTCTAATGCTTAATGTTCGTATTGGCTTAGAAGCGTCTTCTGATACTGATCTGATTTCTGCCGAATGACTATACAAATCATTAAAATCGGCTTTGACATACAACATATTATCCGCAAACTTTTCTTGACTTATTAAGACTTTTTCTTTACCATCAATTATAAAATAACCTCCATAATCATTTTTACACTCACCCATGTTAAATTTAACTAATGGTTCAAGACTATTTAATATACATAAGTCAGAGTTTAACATAATGGGAAATTTTCCTAAATAAATTTTTTCTAATACACTGGTTGTTTCTTTTAGCTCTCCTAGTTCATTGTTTATTTTATAAACAACTTCAACATCAATATGAATAGTTATAGCATATGTCATATTTCTTAGTCGAGCTTCATTTGGAAACATAAAATGCTCTCTGTGGTCATCATATATTATTGGTTTTCCATAATATATACGTTTTCCATCAACGCCGCCTATATATAATTCTGCCCTATAATTATATTCTTTTGTGGTGTCATTTTGCTCTTTCATAATCAATATTGGATTTTTTTCTTTAAAAATATTATGTATTTTATTGTTGAAAAAATCATTATATGACTCCAAATGATGTTTAACTAACAAATTTGGATCATTTGTGAAAAATTTGTCAATAACTAGCCATGCTAATTCTTCGTGTGTAGCTATTTCTTGTTTATATTCTTGTTTATATGCTTTATTAGGTTTGTTGAGCATTTGATTTTCTCTGGCCTCTACTTTAGACTCTACTTTAGTAGGCTCTATTTTAGACTCTACTTTAGTAGGCTCTATTTTATCAGGCATTTGCATCCGCAGGTCTTCTTTTTTGGACATTATTAATACTATTAATTAATAGTACTATTTTATATGTTAATCAATACTTATATAAATAACATAAATAGTACTATTAATTAATTTAAATTATTTGTATATAATTTAATATGCTAATCCACCTGAACTATAAGAAACTATTATTAACCCTAATATAATAAACATTAATATAAAAGGCAACAATACTAAAAACCACGAAATCTCTCTATATCCTGCTTTACATAGCGAATTTAATATAAAAGTCCAAAATAAAATATATGTTGCTTTAAATATAAACATTATATATGTATTTGGTAAATTACACTCATAAGCACCAACACAATATTTTGTTGTGTTACCAAAATTTTGCACGGCAATTACAATAAAAACAATTACCGATATAGCTAAATATATAAATGCCGGACTACATAAATTCCTAAAATCTTTCACAAATTTGTTATAATACGCCATTTATTATATAATATAATATAATAAAAAAAGTATTTAAAAATAATTAATATTTTAAAAGTATTTAAAACTAATTCAAATGTGGTTGGACAACAATACTAGAATCTGGTGCAGTCTGATTGCCCAAGAAATTAGTATAAACATTGTTTATACCACCAGTTAAAGCATAATAAGCATTTTCAAAAGGTTGACTTAGTGCATTTACACCACCACCCATCATTACTTTGCCCGTTAACGCTTTGTTTTTCTTATTAGAACACCCTATTTGAACTCGATTTGTAAATGTACGCTTTCTATATTTTTTAACGTGTTTCCTATATTTTTTAACTGATTTTTTAACTGATTTTTTAACTGATTTTTTATATTTTCTTTTGGACGTTACCATTACTATAACTATATTAATAAATTACAGTAATATTTTAAATATTTTAAATATTTTAAATAATAACAAAATTGATATTATTTAACATATTAAATAATAAATAATAACTATTATTATATATTAATTATGATTGCTAATCCATTAATTGATGAATCGGATGAAAGTAAAAAAAATCAATTAAGTAAGCAGTTTATTGGTTATATTGATACTTATTTGACAACATTTTCACAATTAAGCGAAAAAAACATTCCAGAATTTGAAATCCGTTTTGGAACTAAAAAAATTAAAAATATTAATAAAGTGGATTTTTATAATATTATAAAAAGTTTGCTAAATTATGATTTTAAACTAAATAATGAAAACTATTATTTAAAAATTATGACTAATAGTTCTAATCAAATTAGAACGCAAATAACTGGATTACCAAACATTCAAAGTTATTGTAAATTAGATAATTTGTCAGGAATAGTAGATGAGCACAATCTTAGCTTTATTCAAAAAGACTATTTTAAAAAAGACCAATCTCAAATGGGTCCGTTGAATTTTGACGATTATAATTTTCGCGTAAGTTACCAAATAGAAAAGAATTACTCAAGAAACAATCCGTTAATTGAAGAAATGTATGGCCAATGGAATTCAATAAAGAAGATCTTTAGATATATTAAGCGTTATGAATATACTCACCCATCTTATCCCTTTCTAATTCATTGTTCTATTGTTAAAACATCTAAAACAAATAGAGGTCGACTTATGGAACAATTTAATATAAAAGACTCTGATGTATTTAACTCATTGGAAAATTTTGAAGTAGAAATTGAGTTAAATAATACTATTATTAATGCTAATAAAAGTCTATATACTAAAGAATTTTTATATACTAATTTACGTAAAGTTATTAAATATATATTAATTGGTCTTCAAGAAACAAATTATCCTATTAGTGTAAATGAAGAAGTTAATGTGCTAAAAGAATATTTAACCTTAGTAAAAGGTGCGGACCCCAATTATACACCAAATAGTAGTCTAAATGTAAATATTAGAGATTTTATTGGTCCATCCTCTAATACTTTGCAAATGATAAATATTTTACCTGAATCAGAAATTAATGATACAAATAGGTCTATACCAAATATTAGACAAAATTATACTGTTACAGACAAAGCGGACGGCTCTAGAAAATTGTTATATATTTCATATATTGGAAAAATGTATTTTATTTCTACAAATATGAGACTACAGTTTACTGGTTGTATTAGCACTAAAAAAGAGCTATTTAACTCAATTATTGACGGAGAACACATTTTACATGATAAAAAAGGCAATTATGTAAATACTTTTGCTTGTTTTGATGTATATTATTTTGGCGGAAAAAATGTAACAGGACTACCATTTATTAATTTAGAAACTAAAGAAAAACAAGAAAAACAAGAAAAACAAGAAAAACAAGAAAAACAAGAAAAACAAGAAAAACAAGAAACATTAGAACAAGAAAAACAAGAAAAACAAGAAACATTAGAACAAGAAAAACAAGAAAAACAAGAAAAGGAAGAAAGCGTTAAAAAAGATTATCGCTTAGTATTGCTAAAAAGTATGGTCGCATCATTAGATTTTAAAGCATTTACAGGAGTTAAAACAGTACCTCTTAAAATAATTGTAAAAAAATTCTATGGACCCCATATATTTAATGGATGTGCTACAATTTTAAACAATATTAATTCAGGTCTCTATGAATATAATACAGATGGACTAATTTTTACACCAGCAAATACAGGTGTAAACTCTAAAACAATTAATGTTAAGGCACCTAATTACAAAACCACTTGGAATGAATCGTTTAAATGGAAACCACCACAATTCAACACTATTGACTTTCTTGTGAGATTCAAAAAAAACGAATTTGGCGAAAACTATATTGGTTCACTAAATAATGATGGGACAAATTTAGAACATTATAGCCAAGTAAATAGTTATTATACTCTAATTTTAAATGTTGGTTTTGATGAGAAAAAACACGGCTACATTAACCCGTACAATAACATTTTAAATAATGAAATTAAGCGGGATTTAAAAGAAAGTTATGCTAATAGCTATAAACCATGTCGATTTTATCCGACAAGTCCAAGCGATATTAATGCCGGACTATGTAATATATTGGGAAAATATGACCATTCAAACAATTTTAAAATTTATACCGAAGAAGGTGAAGAAATTGAAGATGCTACTATTGTAGAATTTGCTTACGATAGTTCTAAACCCGAATTATGGCGCTGGCAACCACTACGCATTCGTTCTGATAAAACATCAGAATTGCGTTCAGGTTTTAAAAATTTCGGTAATGCTTATCATACAGCAAACGCAAATTGGCAATCTATTCATAATCCAATAAGTGAAGCTATTTTAACATCTGGAAATGGAGTAACAATAAATAACGATGACGATATATATTATAATAAAATTTCTAAAACATCCGAAACACAAGCGCTTCGTGATTTCCACAATTTATATGTTAAAAATATGTTAATTACTAATGTTTCCAAATCGGGCTATACACTAATAGATTATGCTGTTGGAAAAGGTGGTGATTTACCAAAATGGATTGGAGCAAACCTAAATTTTGTATTAGGACTCGATATAAGTAAAGACAATATTGAAAATAGATTAGATGGAGTTTGTGCGCGTTATTTAAATTATGCACAAAAGTTTAGTGTTATACCAAAGGCACTATTTTTACACGCAAATAGTTCAAAAAATATTAAAACTGGAGCTGCTTTTTATGATGAAAAGTCAAAACAAATAATGAAAGCTCTTTATGGAGAAGGCACTAAAAATGAGACCTTATTAGGAAAAGGTGTATATAACAATTTTGGAATAGCAAAAAATGGCTTCAATATTAGTTCAATACAGTTTGCTCTTCATTATATGTTTGAAAGCGAACCTGTATTACTTGAATTTATTAACAATTTAAAACATTCAACACTATTGGAAGGTTATTTCATCGGAACTTGTTATGATGGGCAAAAAATATTTAATATGCTAAACTCAACAACTAAAGATGATGCGCTAAGTATATTTAAAAATAGTAAAAAAATTTGGCAAATTACTAAAAAATATGACAATCCAGAGTTTAAAGATGATGAAACTAGTGTGGGTTATGCTATTGAAATTTATCAAGAAACCATTAATAAAACATTTAGAGAATATTTGGTAAATTTCAAGTATTTTATACATATTATGGAAAAAAATGGATTTGTGCTATTAACAGAAACAGAATATAAACAATTAAATTTGCCTAATAGTTATGGGTCATTTGAGCAACTCTATAATTTTATGACAACAGATTTAAAAAAGAATAATCATTTATTAAAAAAAATCGGAACGGCAAATGCGTTAAGTGATGAAGAAAAGCAAATTTCGTTTTTAAATAATTATTTTGTATTTAAAAAAATTCGCAATGTACATAATAGTGACGATTTATTGGAAAATAGTGAGTTATTAGAAAAAGAGGAAGCAAATGAAACCATGAATGAATTTGACACATTAGATAAAGAATTAGAAGAAAAACAAGCAATTAAACTGAAAGAAAAGTCTAAAAAATTGGCTGAAAAATATTTGCTTGAAAATCAAGACTTAGACACAGACTTAGAAAATAGAATGGAAAAATCATTACCTGATGTTGATTCAACAGTTATACCAACGCCTATGAATGTAAAAATTACAAACCGAGTCAAACTAACTAGTGATGAAAAAATTAAGATTGCGGAAGAAAAGAAAAAACTTAAACTTGAAGAAAAATTAAAGTCTCAACAAGAAAAGAAAGCATTAAAAGAAGCAGAAAAAACTAAGAAGTTAGAAGCAAAAAGCAAAAAATAACTGACTGACATATTTAAATTAACTAAATTTGAATAATAGTAATTTGAATTATTATATATATATATATTAAAATGTATACAAGATTAAATGAGGTTCAAGTTGAGAAGGCGCCACAAACAATGAATATGGCCGAGGCAAAGAAAGCTACGGAGGAAGGACTTAGAAACGCGGAGAGATTGATGCGTGAGAAGCTGGAAAAACCAGAGTCGTTTTTACAAAAAGGATTGAATTATACATATAAATCCTTAATAAGCACAGGCCCTCGTACTATGGACGGAAGAGTTACAGAGTTAGGAAAAGCACTAAAACAGCTAGTATCAAATGTAAAGAGGAAAAGTTTAGGTATACCCGAGGGTCTTGCGGAGATGGGCTTATTGAAGCTAAGAGATATTAAATGGTATATTATAAAACAAAATAGAGGAAAACAATTAGCTATTGCCGAAGTTGATGTGAGCCCTGCCGATAAAGTAATTAAACTATTTACTACAGGCATAAATGATGATGATACAAAAAATTTTGAACATAGAGTTGATGAAAGGTATATAGGTTCAAACGAACACACCTTATTATATCATAACATATCAGAAAATGAATTAACTAGTGCAGGAAAAAATAGTACCGATTTTTTTTATGAACCAGTCATTTATAAATATATAAATTATGCACTAGATGCCACTATAGAGTTCGGTTACAACGAGCTGAAACGCAATGTTAGACACTTTAACTTTCCTAAAGATATTGAATTACGTTATATAATAAAAGTCAAAGCTCTAAAGTTTGATAAAGATAATAATAAGCTTAGTGTAATTTTTATTTACAGCACAGAGAAAGACTCTGAAGGTTTGGTAGGCATTGGGGATGGTAACCAAAATATTGTAAAAAATAATGTGTACGATCTCGATTGGGTAAATGGCTACGCTGAATACGATAAAAAACCGCCGCGTGGTGGTAGAAGAAAATTCTCGAAAAGAAGAAAATTATCAAAAAGAAGAAAATTATCAAAAAGAAGAAAATTATAGATTTACTTTATTCGTCTTATATTTGTTGTAAAAAAGAAAAGGAAAAGTAAACATTGTTAATCGTTCATTTTTATTTTATATATTTTATAAACATATAAACATATAAAACTATAACTTATTATTAGCAAACCATAAGTAATGACTTATTTAAATTTACCAAATCTAAATAATAGTAATTTAGATTTTAATATATTATATAAGCATCAAGTTAAAAATACTATAAATTGTGAAAATACTATAAATGGTGAACCCATTACTTCAACTATTATATGTCCTTCATTATATAATTATTTAATAATATTGAAACAAGTTATTAATGTTTATTCAGAATATTGGGATATTGTCAAAAAATTAACAAATCCATATGAATATATACATACAAGCGTTCCTAATTACAAATTTTCGTTATGTAAATATAAGCCCTTATCTCGTGCATTTTTTAAAATGATAGAAATAGTGGATACCTTTAGTTTTTTAACCGAAAAAACAAAAATTAAATCATTTCATTTGGCAGAAGGACCAGGTGGATTTATTGAAGCATTTAATTATATAAGACATAATAAAGAAGATTTATATTATGGTATGACACTGTTAAGTGATGATATAAATATTCCATCTTGGAAAAGAGCATCACAATTGTTAAATAATAATCCTAATATTATTATTGAATATGGTGCTTCTAAAACAGGTGATTTATTTTTGAAAGAAAATTTAACTTATTGTTATAAAAAATATAGTAATTCCATGGATTATATTACAGGAGATGGTGGATTTGATTTTTCAAATGATTTTAATAATCAAGAAGACATATCATTTAAGCTAATATTGTCACAAATATTTTTTGCGCTAATAATGCAAAAAACGGGCGGTAATTTTATATTAAAAATGTTTGATATTTTTAAATATAAAACATTGGAAGTTATATATTTGTTATGTAATGTATATGAAAATGTATATATATTTAAACCAAATACTAGCAGAATTGCTAATTCTGAAAAATATATAATATGTATTAATTATAAAAATAATAACAAAAAAATTATAACAAATATTATAGAAAACTTTGATTTAATTATAAATAATATTGATAACATTTCAAGTCTATTTAGTATTCCACTAAATAAACATTTTCTCACAAAAGTTCAGGAAATTAATGCAATATATGGAGAACAACAATTAGAAAATATAAGTGCTACATTAAATTTGATAAAAGAATTAAAAGCATTAAATATTAAGTATAACTTAATGAATAATGAATATTCGGCACTATTCAAATATTTACACGTTCATAATAAATTACTTAGTGTTAATAAGTGCTTAATAAATGAAATATATAATGGACAAACTGATCATAATAATGAAAATAGTGAAGATACATCAAAAAACAGTATGCTAATAAAATATCATAGTTCTAATGACAATGTTAATGAATATTTTACTAAATTAAACAATATTGTTATTGCTAATATTCATAAATCTATAAATTGGTGTAAAAAACATCAATTTGCAATAAATAAAGAGTTTATTTGTTATTAAATTATTTCAATATATTAATACGTTTCCTACGTATTGTAGCTGGCTCATTTATACATCCAATACATACTGGGGTAGGGTTGTTTAGTAAATTTTTCAAACTAGCACATTGTTGGAGAGACATTGTAGACGGGCAATTATTAATTGTTACTCTTTTATTACATTGCACGCCGTCCATACAACCATATTTTAAACTATGTGTTCTAGAGCTAGAACTAACAGGGCCTTGTGTTTGAAATTTTTTATTTGACGGATTATAGGTCACACATGTTGTAACATTATTACACAGTCTTGTTTGTGTTCCGCTCTCTTGTTGTGATGGCAAATTTTGATTATAAGTTTTACATTTTTTATATAAATATTCTCGGGCTGATGAACTATAGTCTTCATCTAAAACTGTAGTTGCTCTTTTAATTACTAATGAGGCAGGACATAAGTCACTAGTGCAATCAGTTAAAATATCAAAATTTGTTAGTATATTTAAATTAGAATTTTGCGCAAGACTAGTACAGTCATTTTCATTAATTTTTGAATGAATAGTACCACCTGGTTTATCTAAAGCGTTTATTAGCGACAATTTGCTATAAGTAGAAGATGCCGAATCAATATTAGTATATTGTTTTCTATAGTGTTTAATTGGATTAGCATTAAATTTATATTTTTTTATAGGACAATCCTCATTCCAAGGAATATAATTTGAACTATTTGTAGCATTGTCATTTTTAATATTTTTAGGAATAATTGTTACTACATTATTTTTTACGTCTTTCCAAGATTGATAATACTTTGAAATTCGCAGTCTCATAATAATATATTAAAATATTATTATTAAAATATATTATTATTAAAATATATTATTATTAAAATATATTAATATTTCAATATTTTGTTATTATAACTTATAATATATAATATATAATGGTAAGTTTATTAAAATATATAAATTTACGTGATCCTAATGACAGACTGTTAGTTTATTCATTACTTATTTTAAAAAACTTACTTATACTATCTTTAATAGCACTAATTTTTATGTTTTTTGTTTCATTCTTTACTAAAGCAAATAATGAGAAAATAATTGAAGGTAATTTGTTTAAAAGTGATGCGCAAAAACGACGAGAAGCTAAAGAAAGAGAGGAGCGGCTTTGGCGGGATTATTTCTATTGTTTGCATCCAACATTAGCAAATGCATGGGATTGTCGCAATGCATATATTCTTTCAAATGAGCATTTGACACAAGGTTTGAAGGATAAATCAGATAATTTGGGAAATGTTACTCGTAAAGAGGCTTCTAGTGCAACAACAACCAAAAACAAAGGAATAACAACAAATATTAATGCTGATTTAAAAAAATTTTAAAATATTTATTGTATATTTATTGTATATTTATTGTATATTTATTGTATATTTATTGTATATTTATTGTATATTTATTGTATATTTGTTAAAATATATTATAACATTATATTATAACGTTATAATATAATATGCCCGGTCTAACAGGAGTAGCAAGAACTGATAGCCAAAGATGTGTTATAGATGCAATGGGTGGAACTACACATAATTATAGATATTGTATTAAACCGCCTCCTACAAATTATATGACTAGGGGTGGACCACTAAGTATGGTAAATGTTGGAAGAGTAATTAATGAAATAACAAAGTATGTTGATTATTTAATAGTCAAACCAGATACTGCCACTAGAGACGACTGTTATGAACAAAAACCAACAGGTAACTATATACCAGTTCTCGGTAATAAATATATATTAAAAACAGGTTTAAAATGTATTCCCGTAAATCCATTTACAGGAAAAACAATATGTAATCCTGCAGACAATAGTCCTATAGAAAAAACCTTATATAAATATATAAATAATGTGAGTGATGGTAGCAATTTTATAACAGGTGGTGGTGAAAATGCTGGTGGAAATGGTTTATTACCATCGATTGCTGGTAATATAGGAACATTAGCAACAAATATTGTTGGTGTTGCTGATTCATTTTCTCAAGAAACCAAGCCATATTGCATGGAAACACAAATGAGCTGTCATATTGTGGCTGGCCCAGATTCAGTACAAAATTACAGTGGTCCTAGCCCAGGTGGACTATTTTTTTCACTAGCTGATTTACGAGAGATGAAAGCGGATGCTTTTGCATATAATATTAAACCAATTATTCCAAATGATAATGCTGTTATAAGAAATTGTATAAGTGGATCAACTTTTAGAAATATTAATGAAAATACAGATGGTGAAGATATAATAAATATTATAAATAAAAATATTATAGACCAAAATGATGATAAACTTATATTTTCATCAAATATAGAAGATTGGATGAATATTAATAACAGCGGTCTAGATTTTAATGATTCAACATTAGTTAAAACATATTATTTGGGACTATCATTATTAATGGTATTAATAATGTTTAAAATGTTATACGGTAAACAAAAATAAAATAAGATAAGATAAGTTTAAGTATTTAAGTATTTAAATAGTTATATACTAAATTATTGCTATTATTATTATTTATTTCGCCAGATAATATACTGTCTTCATACATTTTACGCAATATAGTATTTGGTGCCTGTGAGCCAAGTTTTATTAATCCTTTTTCGCGCAAATAGTTTTTAATAGTTTGAATGTCTTCTTGCTTTAATTTTTCAATCTCTCTTTTAATTCTCTTTTGTGTGTCTCTATTTTTAATCAATACTCCGATTTGTCTTTTGTCCTTATTTTTGCCTAATTTGTATTTATATGTTTTTGTTGTAATACAAAGTTTGGGAATATGCGCTGTTTCATTATATTGAAAGTCTTGCACTTTTGTATCAGGAACAGGACTAACACCAGCACCCTGTTCTGCATTAGGAACAACTTCATTGCTAACTTGTGCTTTTGTGTTGTCTAATAATTTATCCATGTTGTTTAACATTTTATTTTTACTATCAATTAAATCAATAAAATTTGATTCTTTATTTTCATTAGTTGAGAGATTAGTAACAGGCAATACAACTATTTGAGGTTGTAATTGAGCTTGAGCTTGAGGTTGACAACGAACTTGAACTTTAGGAGGATCTACTATTTCTGGTATAACAAGTTCTTCAGAACAAGTTGATTGTTCTTCAGTATTATACTTATTATAGAAAGCACTATGGTCAAAAGATTTATTATTTTCAAGAACAATTTTCAATCTCTCTCTAGTTCCATGTTCACCAACTTTCTTTGTTTTAACTAACTCTCTAAATGTTGGCTTCAAACCATTTTTCAAACATCCATAACTAGGCTCTTTATTTGATGTATATACTAAATGATCAGTTGGTATATCAATATGAACGTCCAAGTTAGAAACTTTAAGGGTTTTCTTTTTCTTTTTATCTTTATTTTTTTTGGCTAAATCATGTAAGAAAGTGAGAGATTTGTTGAATTCTCTCTCAAAATCGGTTGTTTCTAAAGTATTTGAGTCAAATAAGTCGGGAGCTTGAGTTTCTAATGCTTTAGCTTTGGCTTTAGAGTCATCTATTTTTTCTACTTCTTTATTTTTTTGATAATCTTTCACTTTTTTTAATAGCTCTTTCTTTAATTTATTAGATTTTAGTGCTTGATTAGCATCTTGCTGTGGTTTTATTTTTCTCTCTTTTAAAGTTTTTTTCTTGCCCGGAAATTTAAAAGCATCCGGGTTAATTGTTATTATTTTTTGAGTAGACATAATAATATTAAACTAATATTTAAAAATAGTGTTATAAACATAAATAGTTGACCATATATACTTAAATATTAATACTTAAATACAAATTTTTGAATTTTATTATTTATTATTTTATAAAATTGATTAATATTTAAAGCTTATTTGCTTAATAATATTATGTCTTCTAACACTGATGATGCGTCAAATGTTAATGATTCAAATATTAATGATTCGGAAACTCCATGGATTTTCATTGAGTCATATTTCAAACAAAAACATTTAAAGCAATTAGTAAAGCATCAGCTAGAATCATATAATTATTTTGTAAATAATCAAATACAAAATACTATTGGTATGTTTAATCCATTAATTATTAGTTCAGACCATGATTATATTAAAGAATTAAATTTACAAAGGCTTGAAATTGAAATCAATTTTGAAAATCTATCTATTTATCGTCCTCAAATTTATGAAAATAATGGGTCAACAAAAATTATGTTTCCACAAGAAGCACGGTTGCGTAATTTCTCGTATTCGGCAGCTATGACAATTGATTTGGATATTAAGTATACTGTGCGTAATGGTGAAAATTATAAAAATGTTGTTAACTTTCAAAAGAAAATTAAAAACATACATATTGGAAAAATTCCGATTATGCTTAAATCCGACTTATGTGTATTAAATCAATACAAACATTTAGATCATAATGAAACAGGCGAATGTTACATGGACCCAGGTGGATACTTTATTATTAATGGTTCTGAAAAAACATGCATAGGACAAGAACGCGCAGCCGAAAACCAAATTTATTGCCACAATATTGAGAAAAATAACAATAAATGGTCGTGGATGGCGGAAATGAAATGTATTCCAGATTGGAAGTGTATTTCTCCTAAACAAATCACGATTTACATGGCATCTAAGAATAATGGGTTTGGTTTTCCGCTTTATTTACAAATTCCACGTATTAAAATTCCTATTCCGCTATTTGTAATTTTCAGGGCTTTCAATATTATTAGTGATAAAGAAATTTGTGAATTGATTGTGTTAAATATTGAAAATGTTAATATGAAAAAAATGTTAGAAGCATTAAGAGCCTCTATTATTGATTCAAACAAGATTATGACACAAGAGTGTGCTATTAAACACATTGTTAACAATGTGATTTATACTCCTATGAATATGGATAAAGAAACTGGTTCAAAGAAAAAATACCATTTTGCGATGGAAGTATTAAACAATGACATATTTCCACATTGTAAAACCGAAAAACAAAAAATTTACATGCTTGGTTATATGACAAATATTTTGCTACAAACATCATTTGGTTGGTTAGAAGAAGATGACCGTGATTCATATTCTAATAAGCGTATTGATTTAACTGGATCGCTATTGAATAATTTACTGCGAAATTATTTTAATAAACTCGTTAAAGATATGAAAAAACAGATTATTAGGGAAATTAATAATGGTTCGTGGAAATCGACCGATGATTATGAAAATATTATTACAAAAACTAATATATATAAAATCATTAAGTCTACAACAATTGAAAATGGTATTAAACGAGCATTAGCTACTGGTGATTTTGGTATTAAACAAGTTAATAGCAACAAAGTTGGCGTGGCACAAGTGCTAAATCGTCTTACCTATATTTCTAGTTTAAGCCATTTGCGCCGCATTAATACCCCTATTGATAAAAGTGGAAAATTAGTTCCGCCGCGCCGCCTTCATAATTCAACTTGGGGATTTTTATGTCCCGCCGAAACACCAGAAGGACAATCAATTGGTATTGTAAAAAATATGGCATATTTAGCACACATTACAATTAATTCAAACAGTTCTGGACTATATGAATACATTTTACCAATTATTGAGTCAATCGATACTTATAGTGGTTCATATAAAGAATTATATGATTATGTCAAAGTATTTATTAATGGAACATGGGTTGGAGTAACAAAAGATCCTAAACAAGTATATGCTAACTTAAAAGAAAAAAAATATAAGGGCATTATTAACATTTACATTTCTATTATCTTTAATAGTAAATTGAAGGAAATTCGTGTTTGTAATGATGCTGGTCGTATTTGTAGGCCGCTCTTAAAAATTAAAAATAACAAACCAATTTATGACTCTACTATTGTTAAACAAGTTCAAAGCGGAGAGCTCAGCTGGGATGATTTATTAATTAGTATTAAACTGGAAGATTCAGTTATTGAATATGTTGATTCATATGAACAAAATAATGCATTAATAGCAATGAAAATTAGTGATTTAAATAGTAATAACAGTAATAATAGTAATAACAATTCTATTCATCATTATAGTCATTGCGAAATTCATCCAAGCACAATATTTGGAATTTTAGCTTCATGTATTCCATTTCCCGATTCTAATCAATCACCTAGAAATACATATCAGTGTTTAGATGTTAATACACCTGTATTAATGAAAGATAATAGTTATAAGCTAATAAAAGATATTAATGTTTATGATTGTGTCCAAACATTTGATCCAAAAACTATGAAAACAAGTTTTACAAAGGTTGTAAATCAATATGTTAGACTAACCGAAAAACAAATGTATAATGTAACAAGTTATTCTGGAAAATCATTTAATGCTACATTTGACCATAAATTTATGACCTATAATGGGTGGAAAGAAGTTAATGAAATGGTTGTGGATGTTGATTTAATTGGTATTAAACCAGATGTTGCCATATTGTCTAATATAGTTGCTAGCAAAGAACTAATTTTAGATAGTAAAAATTTTAAATTAATTTTAACTAATTTAAGGGTAAATGAGAGTCTTATTAGCAAATATAGCAACACTTTAACTAAACTTGGACTATTACCATTATATAATAATAATGTAAAGATTCCAATATTAGCACGTGTATTTGGATATGCCTTAACAAATAGTAAATTAGTATATGATGACTATAATAACACATTTATGATTACGCTGAATTTTAAAAGCGTATGTGACTTAGACCTTTTCGAGTTAGATATTGAAGAGTTGGGTTTTGCTAAAACAAAAAGTAAAACAAACAACTTAATTCAAGACAATGAGACTAATTCTGTTAAGCCACTAAGTGTATATTATAAAGGTGTGTTTGCTTGTATGCTACAAGTGTTGGGATTAAATAGTGCTATTCCAGATTGGATCAGTGAAGGGTCCGATTTAGTAAAGCGCGAATTCTTGTCAGGGGTTCAGGGTGGATGCGGCGGTGCAATCAAGTATAAAAAAGACAATGTTTGCTATTGTGACCCTTTAATATTTCATAAAAATACTAACTTAAAGCAAGACTTAATAAAACTTATTACTACTATTTCACAGTTATTTAGCTATTTTCGAATTGCTAATAGTCCATTTTATAAAAATCAAAATTTTCAAAATTATCAAAATGTGCATAATGATTTAACACACACAAGTGCTAGTTCTACAGATTATACAGACTATACTGAAGTTGGACTACAAATCGACAATGAAGAATCAAACTTAATTAAAAACAATAGTGTAATTGGTTACAAATATGATAATTATAAAAATACTAGAAGCGCAGCAATTGTAGAATATTTATGCTATAAACAAAGCGCATATTATGACCCTAAAGTTAGCCCAGATTTAGACACCTTTGTTAATAAGTGTAAATTTATTAATGATGCTTTATTTATTCCAATATTAACCAAGACAAAAATAGACAATGTTCTTATTTCAGATATTACAACACAGTCCGAAAATCACAGCTTCTTTATTAAGGGTGGATTTATGACACACAATAGTGCTATGGGAAAACAAGCAATTGGTGTGTATGTAACTAACTATGATAATAGAATGGATAAAACAGCATATGTGTTAACATATCCAATGCGTCCATTAGTAGAAACACGCGTAATGAATATTATTAAATTAAACAACATTCCATCTGGTCAACAAGTAATTGTTGCGATTGCTAGTCATAGTGGGTATAATCAAGAAGATTCATTGCTCTTTAATAAAGGCGCAATTGACAGAGGACTATTTTTGGCAACTATTTATCATACAGAAAAAGATGAAGACAAAAAATTATTTGGAAATGAAGAAATTAGGTGTAGACCAGATAAAAGCAATACAAAAAATATGAAATTTGCTAATTATGATAAGCTAGATGCAAATGGAATCATTAAAGAAAATACATTAATTGAAGATAGAGATATTATTATTGGAAAAGTGTTACCAATTAAGGAAAATAAAAATGATTTTACAAAAACAATGAAACATAGTGATGAAAGTATTTCATATAGAACACATGAAGAAAGTTATGTTGATAAAAATTATATTGAAACAAATGGTGATGGATACAATTTTTGTAAAGTTCGCATTCGTAATTATCGTAAACCAGTAATTGGTGATAAGTTTTCAAGTCGTCATGGACAAAAAGGCACAATTGGTAATATTATTCCGGAAGAAGATATGCCATTTACAGCATACGGATTAAAACCCGATATTATTATTAATCCACACGCTATTCCGAGTCGTATGACTATTGCGCAATTAAAAGAAACACTATTAGGTAAAGTATTATTACAACTAGGATTGTTTGGTGATGGAACTAGCTTTGGAGAATTTGAAATTTCTAGCATTATTGACAAACTTAATGATTTAGGCTATGAATCAAAAGGTAATGAACTAATGTATAACGCACTAACTGGAGAACAGCTAACAATGAATATATTTATTGGACCAGCGTTTTATCAACGCCTTAAACACATGGTAAATGATAAGCAACATAGTCGCTCTATTGGACCTATGGTTAATTTAACACGGCAACCAGCCGAAGGTCGTGCTCGTGATGGTGGACTACGATTTGGAGAAATGGAACGTGACTGTATGATTTCACACGGAGCATCACGCTTCACAAAAGGGAGAATATTTGATGCTTCAGACGCATATAGCACATTTGTATGCTCTAAATGTGGTTCTATTGCTGCTTTTAATAACAAAGAACACATTCATTATTGTAATATGTGCTCTAATAGGAGTGATTTTAAATATATTGAAATTCCATATGCGTGTAAGCTAATGTTTCAAGAGTTAATTACTATGAATATTGCGCCTCGCATTTTATGTGAATAAATTGAAAACTTAAAAAAATTATTTAAACTAATTATTTAGCAATTTTATTTATATTTTTTTTATATATTTTAATATATATTTTTTATAACATTATATTAATATATTAATGATTAATTATACTAGAGCCAATTTAGGAACTTCTAATGGAGCCGCACCATTAATGTTTGAACCAATGAATGGCGGCAATGAACGAGCTTTAACACGAAAATATTTAGCAAGAGCATTTGGAAATATGAACAACAGTGGTTTAACTACTTCACCATTATTATACAATAAAAATATACTAGGACCCTTTAGAACGGCTTTTAATGCTGGTGATGTTATAACAAACAATATTGAAGATACAAACAGCAAGTATGGAATAATGCCAAATCAAGTAGGAGGAAATAATTTATCAAGGCTACAAAGAAAAGGAGATGGAAAATCAGGACAAACAGGAAATGCTATGTATTCAGGAAATACAAAATTTGTTCATGATGGTTCAGATTATATTAGATTTAAAAAATTACAAGCTCTCAATAAAACATATGATGATAAAAAGTTTGGTGGAGCAGAAAATAATCAAGCAACAGCGGCTCTATATAGAGTTCGCAAGTAAATTATATAATTTTTTTTTGATTCTTTTTTATATTTTATATTTTATATTTTATATTTTATATTTTATATTTTATATTTTAATTCTTTTATTTTAAGTATTATTTAAATAAAACTTAAAATAAATATTTATAATATAAATATGAGTGATTCAACAGTTTTAGAAAGTGACACTATGCTTGAACCTATTCAAGAAGTTGTAACAGAAGTTGTTGAAGAAGTTATATCAGAACCTATTATTGAACCACTTCAAGAAGTTGTGCCTGAAGTTGTGCCCGAAGTTGTATCTGAAGTTGTGCCTGAACCTGTTCAAGAAGTTGTATCAGAAGTTGCGCAAGAACCACTTCAAGAAGTTGTGCCTGAAGTAGTGCCTGAAGTTGTATCAGAAGTTGTGCCTGAACCTGTTCAAGAAGTTGTATCAGAAGTTGCGCAAGAACTACTTCAAGAAGTTGTGCCTGAAGTAGTGCCTGAAGTTGTATCAGAAGTTGTGCCTGAACCTGTTCAAGAAGTTGTATCAGAAGTTGCGCAAGAACCACTTCAAGAAGTTGTGCCTGAAGTTGTGCCCGAAGTTGTATCTGAAGTTGTGCCTGAACCTGTTCAAGAAGTTGTATCAGAAGTTGCGCAAGAACCACTTCAAGAAGTTGTGCCTGAAGTTGTGCCTGAAGTAATGGCTGAAGTTGTGCCTGAAGTTGTATCAGAAGTTGCTCCCGAAGTTGTATCAGAAGTTGTGCCTGAAGTTGTATCAGAAGTTGTGCCTGAAGTAGTGCCTGAAGTTGTATCAGAAGTTGTATCAGAAGTTGTATCAGAAGTTGTATCAGAAGTTGTGCCTGAAGTTGTGCCTGAAGTTGTATCAGAAGTTGTATCAGAAGTTGTATCAGAAGTTGTATCAGAAGTTGTGCCTGAAGTTGTGCCTGAAGTTGTATCAGAAGTTGCTCCCGAAGTTGTATCAGAAGTTGCTCCCGAAGTTGTATCAGAAGTTGCTCCCGAAGTTGTGCCTGAAGTTTTGCCTGAAGTTGTGCCTGAAGTTTTGCCTGAAGTTGTGCCTGAAGTTGTGCCTGAAGTTGCTCTAGAACCTGTTCAAGAAGTTCTTCCTGAAGTTGTATCAGAAATTGTATCAGAAGTTGTGACTGAAGTTGTATCAGAAGTTGCGCAAGAACTCGATCAAGAAGTTGTGCCAGAACCTGTTCAAGAAGTTGTTCCTGAAGTAGTGCCTGAAGTTGCTCTAGAACCTGTTCAAGAAGTTCTTCCTGAAGTTGTATCAGAAATTGTATCAGAAGTTGTGACTGAAGTTGTATCAGAAGTTGCGCAAGAACTCGATCAAGAAGTTGTGCCTGAAGTTGTATCAGAAGTTGCACAAGAACCCGATCAAGAAGTTGCGCCTGAAGTTGTATCAGAAGTTGTATCAGAAGTTGTGCCTGAAGTTGTATCAGAAGTTGTGCCTGAAGTTGTATCAGAAGTTGTGCCTGAAGGTGTGCCTGAAGGTGTGCCTGAAGTTGTATCAGAAGTTGCGCAAGAACCCAATCAAGAAGTTGTGCCTGAAGTTGTATCAGAAATTGTATCAGAAGTTGCGCCTGAACCCGATCAAGAAGTTGTGCCTGAAGTTGTATCAGAAGTTGCGCCTGAAGTTGTATCAGAAATTGTATCAGAAGTTGTGCCTGAAGTTGTATCAGAAATTGTATCAGAAGTTGTGCCTGAAGTTGTATCAGAAGTTGTGCCTGAACCCGATCAAGCAGTTGTTCCTGAAGTTGTATCAGAAGTTGTGCCTGAATCAGCTCAAGAAGTAGTAGTAGAACCCGTTCCTGAACCCGTTCATGAACCCGTTCCTGAACCCATTCCTGAACTAACTGAAGAAGTTGTTCCTGAACCAGCTCAAGAAGTAGTAGTAGAACCCATTCCTGAACCATCTGAAGAAGTTGTTCCTGAACCATCTCAAGAAGTAGTAATAGAACCCATTCCTCAACCAACTGAAGAAGTTATTCCTGAACATGTTCCTGAAGTAGTAGTAGAACCAGTTCCTGAACCATCTCAAGAAGTAGTAGTAGAACCCATTCCTGATCTAACTGAAGAAGTTGTTCCTGAACCAGCTCAAGAAGTAGTAGTAGAACCCATTCATGAACCAGCTGAAGAAGTAGTAGTAGAACCCGTTCCTGAACCCATTCCTGAACCTGTTCCTGAAGTAGTAGTAGAACCCATTCATGAACCAGCTGAAGAAGTAGTAGTAGAACCCGTTCCTGAACCCATTCCTGAACCAACTGAAGAAGTTGTTCCTGAACCAGCTCAAGAAGTAGTAGTAGAACCAGTTCCTGAACCCATTCCAGAACCAGCTGAAGAAGTTATTCATGAACCCGTTCCTGAACCCGTTCCTGAACCCATTCCAGAAGTTGTGCCAGAAGTAGTAGTAGAACCCGTTCCTGAACCCGTTCCTGAACCCATTACTGAACCTGTTCCTGAAGTAGTAGCAGAACCCATTCAAGATCAAACTCCAAAAATTATAATTAAAGAAATTTTAAATGAAATTATAGAAACAGTTATAATACCAAGACCTAACAAAGTAAAGAAACCAGTAAGTAATAAAAAAAAAATTAAGTATCAAAAAACATTTTATTTTTTTGATAAAATATCAAAAATGGGTATGAAATTATTTTAATTTCTACAAATTAACTTTTATAATATTAATTTTAATATTATAAAACTAATATTATAAACACATATTATAATAAAATGCTACAATTTTCAAAACAAATGCCTTCAAATGGTTCAAATGTTTCGGATAGAACAAACACATTTAGTTTAGGAAGAAATGCTTTTAGTAAAAATATAAATAACACACATCTAATAAGTAATATGAATAAAAATATTGATTATAGTTCTGTATTAAATAAACAATCATCTATTGTTTACGGAAAACCATTAAATAATGTTAGCAGTGATTTAAGAATACAAAGACTTAGATTAACAACTATTGGAAGTGCTTCCATAAAACTCAAGAATAGTCTTGACAACATACATTTAAATGGAAAAAATAGCGACAACAATTATGTAAATAATGTTGTAACACGTGTAAGAGGAGGAGGAAGTATAGCACCAAAAAAAGGTAAGTAAATGTATTTTATAACATTTTATAACATTTTATAACATTTTATAACATTTTATAACATTTTATAACGTCTTTTTTAATATTAATAAAAATTCTGTGTTTGTGCCACATGTTTTTAATGGCTTTTTATCTTTAACACTAAAACCCTTGGCTTTAGCAATTGTTATTACTTCAGCAACACTAGGAATATATAAATTAATTACCTGTTTTCGCACAGCATTAGTTTGTAAATTAGTAAATTTTTCATTATAGCAAGAAAAAGGCGGTTTTTCTATATCATCAATAGTATTATTTACAATGTTATCTTCCTTATTAGTCATAATTTTATTATCTAATACTTGATATTCTGAAATATATTCTAATGTATTATTAATTTTAATAATGCTTATTTCAGGCTTTTTATGCTCAATCGCATTTTCACTATTATATAATACTGTTTCGTCGGTTTGCGATACTATAAATGGTTTAAAATTGTCTTTATTTACTATATGTATTATAATTAATCCATCAGCATTTAATAATAAATTACTTTTTTCAAAAAAGAGTTCTTTATCCTTAAAAGTATAAAATGTTTTATTTAAACATATTAAATGTGTAAAACTATTATACTCAAATAAATTATTTTGTAAAAAGTCTCCATTAATAAATTCACAATTAGCATATTGTAACTTTGCTTGTTCAATCATAGCCGCTGATTTATCCAAACCAATAACATCATATTTCATTTTATCAAGCATATATACGTGATAACCGGTTCCACAACCAATATCTAATAATTTTACAAACTTATTATTTTTAGCATAATTTATTATTATTTTTAACTGTTCTATATTACATTCTTTATTGCTATGTACTAAGTCATAATATTTGACATAAAAAGCGTCATAAACAGCATCATCATATTTACTCTCAAATTTGTTTCCCGATGTCATATCTTCATAATTTTCATATGATACATTAGTTTTATGATTATTTAACAAAACTATAAATAACAGTATTAGGAAAAATAAGAAAAGTTTATGTAATAAACTTAAGTTCATTAAATCTTTATACGATTTATAAATTATTTTATATAGTTTCTCTCCATCAATGTTATTCATGTTATTAATATTAATATAGTATAACAATATATTATTATATTGTTAAAACTAATAAAATATTATGTTTTATTTGTAAAAAAATTACCGCCACTTTAATTAAAGTGCGTAATGGATAAAGGAACGAATATTAAAGGGACGACTATTAAAGGAACGACTGATAATACTAATGACTCAAGAGAGAATTGCCTAATAAATGATGTTCGTGACTCATTTAAGAATATTACATTTTCAAAATTTCAAAAATCAAAAGCTCGTTCTGAATTAATAAAAAGTTTATGTGATGAAAAAATAGAAAATGCGTGTTATTGGAGCGCCGAGTTTATATGCAGCGGACATTATTTAGAATTATGGGATATTATATTATATTTTGTGTATAAATATATACATAATGGTAATCCTAAATTAGCACTATATTTAAATATGCGTTATAACAATTTTGAGACAATAATAAATAATGGTTATGGTCAAAATATATTAGTATTACGAAATAATGATAAAATAAGGAGGTTATTTTGCGAAATAATATGTGTATTATGTTATTCATTAAAGAAAAATGTTATATGTGAAATAAAACTGGATAAACACGAGTCATTTGATATAGCATCTATGAGCGAACGATTTAAAGCACCAAATGTAAGTTATATAGAATATATTTTAAAAGATGATGACCCAAAAGAGTTAATAATTCCTATAAATGAATTAGTATATAATTTAATAAATAAAAACATAATTAATGTCTACTATTGGCTTGAATGGATTATAGAATATGAAAATATTTGTAAAAAAAAGAAAAAAAAATGTGCTTGTGAAAATAGGAGTTTTGCTCCAAAAGGAAGTACTCATGATATTATATGGATAATATGGGATATTTTACTATATTATAGTGACCCTTCATTAACTAGTAGAACATATAATATTCATAACAACAATAACAATAGTAACAATAGTAACAATAGTAACAATAGTAACAATAATGAAATTAAATATAAAATAATAAAAAGTTTACTGGAATTATTTGTTATAAAATATAGCAACAATGTTAAAAAAAAGAGAAAATATATTATGTATTTTGCTTTCGCCTTATTAATAGAACAAAATCCTTTAAATAGTGCACTTATTACACATCCTGAAAAAATAGAAGCAATTGTATCGAAAATAGACAATGTATATAAAGATATAAAGAAGAATGAAGTCTCTCCAAAAACTGATTACTTATTTACTAATTTAAATAAATCAAACATAGAAAAAACAATTGAAAAAATAGAGTTAATAAACAGCTTATAATACCAATTTTTAAATATAGTCATAAAACTATATATAAAAATCATTAAAAAAAATTGATTACTTAAATAAATGAGTAAAGTAAATACATTATATAAAGATGAATAAGGGGACTGGTGCTGGTGGTGCAAATACAAATTATTATGGAAAAAAGTTTGAAGAGAAAACTAATAATGAGCAAAGACTATTAGAAAGTGGATACATCAAAGCTAGTTTTACAAATAAACCAAATAAAGCATATGACTATTACTTAATAAAAACATATGAAACTAAAACAATTGTGTTTGTATTACAAAATGGCTTAAAATTGTATATGAAAAATAAATACAATATTGATATGTTTAGATGCCCTAATGAAGCCTATATTATTGAATATAATAACGGCAGAAAAGTAATAAAAATATTAGAAAAAAAGGAGCAAAATAAAGAGGGTTCAGTAGAAACTAAATTATGGTCTGGACCTTCGCTTAAAAGAGAATATGAATTAGTTTTGGGTCCAGAGTTTAGTGTATTTTATGGATTTTGTGTTAGTGAGTTTTTGAAAAATAAACTTGTTTCTAATAGCAAAAAATATATAACATTAAATACTATATTTAATGAAGCTAATATTGCAGTTTTATTTGGTGACGATAGTAATTATTTTGAAACATTTGATGCTTGGTTAAACATAATGTAGGTATATTTTAATAGTTCTTTATAATAACTTCTTTTGCCTTACATTCTGGATTTTTAGAATTAATTGACCTTTTACATAAAATTGCTGTTATGCTATATTTTTCATGAGTAAAGTTTTTACGCACTAAACTCACATCGGCATTACTTAACATTATTTTTTTATTTGAATCGGTTAAGTTATGAATTAATTTAAATAAATTGTTATGATTTATTATGCTAAACCCATTTTCAGTATATCCTACAAATGAAGTGGCTGTTTCCGGGGCATATGGAGGGTCAAGATATACAAAATCATTAGGTTCTATGCGTGTTAGTGATGTATTAAAATCACAGCACTCAAATACTACATTTTGTATTAAAGCAACTAACTCTTCTAAATGTTCTTTATTTATAATTTCTGGATTGTTATAATGTCCATATGGAACATTAAATCCTTTAGGCCCAACTCTAAATAATCCTCTAAAACAAGTTTTATTTAAGAATATAAACATAGCAGAACCTAATATACTTTTTTTGTCATTTAAAGTTAATTTGTTATATTCACTTCTTATCCAATAATAGTAATTTTCTTTTGCGATTTTTGCTTCTTCAATATTTTCTGGTTTTCTATTTAATGTTCCGTTTTCACAACTGTTAAACTCTGTAATAATATTTTGTAATGTGTCATATAATTCCTTATGATGTGATTGAATATTTTTATAGACAAAAATTAACGGCTCATTCAAATCATACGCATATATAGAACCGTGTAGTTTTATAATCCCACTTTTTACATAAGATAATAATGTTAACAATACACTACCTCCTCCTAAAAATGCTTCATAATAATTATTTATTTCAACTGGAAAATATGCAATAAGTTTATCTATTATTTGGGTTTTTCCACCAACCCATTTTAATAAGGGTTTGGGGCTATGTATTTTTTTCATAGCAACATCTTTAACTAGTTTATTAGTATAAACTATACTAATATTGTTTATTATGTCATTTGGAGAAGTTTTTTTTAGTTCAATCAATTTCTCTTTGACAGCATGTGTTATCAACTCTTTTATTTTACTTTCAATTATACATGGATTCTTCTTATTACTATGTGTTGTATAATGTGATTTTTGGCTAAACTCTTTTCCGCACTTTTCGCAAGTATATTTACCCATTTTTAGTTAGTTTTAGATAATATATAATATTTAAAAATTAGAGTTTAAATCAATTTTTAAAACTATTTTTAAAACTATTTTTAAATCTAATGGTTCAATAATATTAATTTCTATAATAAAACAATATTTTGTAGCCTTTTGTAAAATTATATAGCTCAGGTTCATATTTTGGATTTTCCTTAAAACTCCAATTTTTGTTGCTATTTATTAACTTTTTCCAGTTAAAGGGTTCCAATTTAGACGTGCTGCTTCCATCATATTTATAACTTTTTTTATTAATAGTTAATACACTTACAAAATGACTATTTGCTTTTGGATCAAAATGGTCTTTATTTGTTAATATTATAGAATCCAATACATAATTGTGGGTTTTGTTACTTTGATCTATAAAATTATAATTTGTCTCAAAAACTGTGTTGCTTTGAAAATCTTCAATAATAATTATATCCGGAATATTAAAGCTATCTTGAATTACTTTAGCAATAGGTTGCTTATTTACTAATTTATGTTTCATAAATTTTAACATATTATAGTTTAAATAGTTTAATATGCCTTCATAATAAGTAATAGGATTGCCTGCTTCATCAATATTTGGTATATCATACATTTTATTGTTATTGTTGATTAATATATTTGGATTAATAGATTTTGGATCATTTTTCAATATTTTATAAATATGATAAATAAAATAGTTGGTGTTCATTTTATTAGATAAGCTAGTAATTTTATTGTAAAATGTATGGGATTTTGATGTTTGATTATATGAGGCTTCAATAAATAAATTTAATATAAAAAACAATTTAGCAATAGTAGTCGGTAACGGACTATTATCTAGTTTTCTTCCAATTATCATTAGCTCTCTAAAAAATCTGAAAAATTTCCTACCTTTATCACTAAAAAAAAAAGTCACATACATTGTATTAAACCAACAGTTAGATAACAATTGGATTGGTGGAATAAATCGGTGTACATTTAAATGTTTAGAAGCTCGTAAATTATATAATAATATTTTTTTAACAATTAGGTCATTATAATTTTTACATACATAGTTATTATTAATTTTAATATTAATAGTGAGTAAATCATCACATAGTTTGAGTGTTTGTGGTCTTAATGTTTTTAACGAATGAACAACTAATTTTTTATTAATTAATGGACTATAAGAATTGGGTTTAGCTGATTTAGCTGATTTAGCTGATTTAGCTGATTTAGCTGATTTAGTTAACTTAGCTGATTTTTTTATAATAGATCTTTGATATCTTCGAGATCTTTGAGATCTTTGATATCTTTGATATCTTCGAGATATTTGAGATCTTTGATATCTTTGAGATTTAATGGTTCTATTAGTAGTTCTAGTATCAGTACTACTATTTATCATATATAATTTAATAATATATTATTTTATGTAATATATTATTTTATGTATAATATATTATATAATGAATAATTATAGTTCAACTATAAATAACAGATTAGAAGCAATTGTGAATAATCCAATAAAGACTATTGGCTCAAATATAAATAATAATGTTGAAAGATTTGTCAATACTCCAATAAAAGAGATTAGTTCCAAAGTAAGCAATAGATTATATAATAATGATTATGACCCAAGCACTGATTCAGACTACGGTCAAGGCTCCATCTCCAGCTCCAGCTCCAGCTCAAGCTTATTTAAAAAAGTGTTCTTTTGGATAGCAATTATTTTAGTGTTAGCATTTTTAGGCTTTAATATATTTGCATATTTAGCATACGGAACAGATATTTTTACATCATTAATGGCGCCTTTTACATATACAATTGCTTATTTTACAGGTGAAACAGCAAAAACAACATTAACTCATACCGCACAAGGAACACAAGCAATTGTGAACGAGTCTTCAAATTTTTTACAAATATTTTTAAAATTTATCACTGATTTATTTAATAATACACTAGTTCTTGTAACAACAACAAGCACTTCTGCCATTGATTATTTACAATCAAATATAAAAAAAGATAAAACTATAAATGTAAAACCAGAAAAGCAAGTTATAGCCCCAAGTGTTAATATTAAGGAAACATCAGATAACACAGATAGCTCAGATGACAATGATGACTCAACATTATTAAAAGAAGAGAGAAAACTAGAAGCCAGAGTATCAAATGTTTCTGATGATGTTAAAAAATTAATAATACAAAAAGAACAAACTGAACCAGAACCAGTCCAAAGTGATACGCAACAAAATGGATATTGCTATATTGGCAAAATTAATAATTCAAGATATTGTGCTAAAGTATCATCTAAAAATAGCTGTATATCTGGAGACATATTTCCAACAATGGCTGTTTGTATAAATCCTAATTTAAAAACGTAATATAAGACTGATTTTTAAGACTGATTTTTAAGACTGATTTTTAAGACTGATTTTTAAGACTTATTTCCTAAAAATCTTCTAAAAGATTTAGGATAATATAATTTGCTTTTTGACGTTCTGCTTTTTGACATTCTGCTTTTTGACGTTCTGCTTTTTGACGTTCTGCTTTTTGATTTATGTATATGGAGTTTGAAGAACTTCATAAACTCAAACGCAGTTCTCTCATTATTATATTTTAAAACGTTATTATTTCTGATAATAAATAAGCTTGGATAGCCATTTACATTATTAGTTAGTAAAGGATTAGTTAGCTGTGACATAACAGACGAGTCAATTTCTAAAATAGCACCTTGTAAATTTGAATATTTAGCTAATGCCATTTTTTTAAATTTCTTCCATTCAGGTTTCATACTTACACAATAATGACACGACTCACTAAAAACACCAACAAATAGTGTATTATGATTAATAATATTATTTAATTCGTCATTATTCACATTCGCATTATTTTGCAATACTTTTACTATCATTATATAGTTATATACTTATATAAAATAATATAATATAATATATATTATATTATTATGGCATTTAAAATAACTTTTGACAATGTCAAACTAATAATTATAGCTTGTTTTACACTATTAGGATTGTATTATTATGTAAATTCATATAAATATTATGAGACTATGGAAAATGCTGGTTCTAATAAAAGATGTCCTAATATGTTAATAGAGAAAGATGGAGCATATTATTTATATAATTCTAACTTGGCAGTTGTTCCTGGTGTAAATCCAATTCAATTTAAAAATTTAGAAGACTATAGCGAATTTATAGAGTGGCAAAATAGTCAAAATATACACTGTCCTGTTTTATACTTACAATATAGTACTGATACTCAAAATAACGAACTAATTCAAGTAAAGCCATCCATTTTTGAAAATCAAGGCGGCCTACCTTCTATTGAGAGAGACCCTTTGACAAAAGATTCGGAAAAGTATATTGAAGAAAATAAAATTTTAGATGCTACACTAGATAATAGTAAAGAATTTAATAAAAATAGTTATCAAGGGATTGATGTCCAAAATCAAGATATTGGTTTAGACAATCCTATTGATAAAATGTTTTACAGCACAGAAAGTAAGAGTGTAAATCCAATGGATCCTAATTGGGGAGGAAAACAATATACTGAAAAAGCAGTTGAAAATTGCGAATTTAAAGATCGATATGTATACAAACATCCTCCTGCACTAATATAATGTTTAGTGTTTTTTATGCTTTGTCTTTTTTCCACCATAACCTTCATTTTCTAAACTAGAGCATTTTTGTCCTCCAAGAATAAAATTAAACCAACTAAACTCATCTCCATATTGACTTTTTTGATAATATATATAATTTATAAACCCATAAAGCAGTGTTATAACAGAACTTGCACCTATTATATAAGTAGCGTATAACATAAAAGCATTAGTATGTACACTAATCATATTCCTAGCTTTCCAAAAATTACGCTGTGTATTAATTAAATATAATAGCAATAACAATCCAAAAAATATTAAATTTGGAAGTAGCTGACTTTTACTGCTAATTAAAAACGTTATATAAATAAAAAATGACATTATTAGCGTTTCTATTACATTTCCACTAGTCCAGTCATTTTTAGCCATAGCATCTAATTTTGCATCTATACTCCAGCCACCAAGAGCCATTATAAAAATAAATATTAATAATATTGCCAAAAAATGACGGGCATATATATTATATGTTAATACATATCTCATTTGACAACTTAATAGTTCGGTAATAAAACCAGATGTTATAATAGTAAATAACAAAAATAGAAAAGCAAGCCTGGGTAAATATACGCTATAGCTATCTAATATATTAATGGAGCTATTGGCTTCATAATTTTTTGGTTTATTTTGTGCTTCATTATTATTTCTATAGGCAAGCTCACTTCGTTCTTTTCTTTCTGGTGTACTTGTAACTATATTCATTATTTAATTTTAATATTATAATATTAAAATATTAAAAGTTAACAAATATGGTTTAACTGTATTTATAAGTTATTAATAATACTTTCAATTGATTGCGATAAATGCGTATACTTCTTACATAATATACAATTTTCATTTGTTTCATCTTCCATTAGATTTTCTAAATCAATTGTTTTGAGAGATTTCTTCTCATTAATCATTGTCATCATGCATTTTGCGCATTCTAAATCACAAATCTTTTTTGTAGAAGTTAGCAATTTTTTTGTTTCAGCATTGCCTTCTTCTCCTCCAAGCTCTTGCATTAGTCCTTTCAATTTATTATCAATAATTTTGAAAAGTGATTCAGTTTCTACCTTTGAGGCATTGTTTGTTACTTTAGTTTCACTATTATTAAAACTAAAACCCTCCTTTATATTAGTAGCATTCGAATTTTGATTAGTTAATGACCTAAAAGAGAAATTTTGTGCGGTTTTAAATTTATAGTTAAAACTAAGAGAGAATATAAATATTATTAATATACTTAGTAAAACATAGCTTATAAAACTATAACCACTATTAGTGCTAGTATTCATATTATTATTTATATACTATATTTAAAATATAAAAATAATGTTTATTAAAACTAATAAGTTATTAAAACTAATAAGTTATTAAAACTACTTAAAAACAAAAAAATAAAAGAGTGGTGAGTTATTTTATTTTATCTAAGCTTAAACTTCTTATCTAAACTCATTATTAAGTTCCCTGTAATAACTTAAACTCTTTATAACTAATATGTTTTTTACTAGCTTGTATTGGTTTATTCTTAATCTTTCTATGGCGGTCACGAGCATCTATTTTTTCCTTAGTTCTTAAAGCACTATCAACATATAATTCTTTTAAATATTTTCCAACCATATATGATCCCTCATGTTGGTCTAATTCTCCATCTTCTATTTTTTTTAATATATTTAAAAATCTCTCTAAAATTTTAATATCTAAGTTATCATTTTTAATTTTATTATATAAATCAGTATAATTATTAAATAAGAAAGCACATTGCTTTACACATATTGCATCAAACTCGCCTGGATTAGATTTGCGCAATCTCTCATATTTATTCTTTAAGAAAACAAGATGGTCTACATCTGTTTTTATAGAAACACTTTGCTTCTTTTCTCTTATTTCTTGCGTGCAGTCAGTTGTATCATTTGCTTTTATCATAGATGCTAAATCTAGTTTTTGTTGACTATTTAAAATATTAGAACTAGTCATGTTAATTATATTTATTATTTAATATATACTTTTATATATTAAATAATAAAAAATATATACTTTTATTATATTAAAAAATTGTATGATAGCTAAAATAAATAAAACTTATTACAAATTAAGTATATATAAATTACTAATATATACATTAATAATAGCGCTATTATTAATGTTATATTTAGGAAGTACTAATTTAATAGAAGGAAATACGTGTATGGATGAAGAGGAAACAGGTAGTTTATTAAATATAATAAGTTGCACAAATAATTATAATAGTACTAATAATAATAATAACGCTGGTTCCAGTATATTTACAGATATGAGTTCAGCATGTATAAATAATGAAAATAATACTACTAGCAATATTATTGCGGCAGGTGGGTTAGGAAATCAAGCAAGTGATTTATATTATTCAATGGGACAATTAGTATCTAATACAGCAAGAGCAAACGGATTATGTAATATCTAGTTAATTTTTAATGTAATAAATAAATTACATTATTATAAGGCAATTATATTATTATACTATATTATTATGGGACTAGGAGACCTTGGTAATGCTTTTTTAATAGTAATAATTTTTGCATTAATTCAAATATTTATAACAGCTCTTACTTCAGTATCGCAATTTAAAAAAGTGTGGAATGTATATAAATGTAATCCAGCAATAATGCCTTTTGCTAACTTGATGGGGTTTGACCCAACTACAACATTTAGAGAATGCACTCAAGAAACACAAGTGTCTTTTATGTCTGTATTTTTGGACCCAATTTATACATCTCTTAACAGTTTTAGTGAAAGTGGAAATATGTTTCTTGGTATATTAAATTCATTACAAGGGGATTTAAATACTCAACAAAGCAACTCATTAAATATTGTAGAAAATATTGGCGATCGTATAAATGTATTTAGCACTAATTTAAATAAAACATTTATAACAGTATCCGACACTGTTTCTAAAATTGGTGGTTTTATCACTATTATTTTTTATTTATTACAAACTAGTATTGATATAGGAAAAGCTTTAGATAGGGATGCACCTGGATATATATTACGCCAATTGGGGGTATTTCCTAAATAATAGATTGCCGTAGTTTTACATTATTATAATAATATATTATGTTAAATATATTATTATTTTTATAATAATATATTATGTTAAATTTATTATTATTATGTTAAATATATTATTATTTTTATAATAATAATATATAATTTTTAATATAATATGATTGGGACTGAAAATGGAAGTCCAAATATAATAAACAACATAAACAGTTTTAATGATAATGCTAGTTATTATGAACTATTTAATCAGGATATATGGATAACAATAATTGTTTTTATTATTGTATTTTTTATAACTGCTTATTTTTTTATTAAATCAACAATACGTTCATATAAAGCAGAATGGGAAAATAATAAATGTAATCCAGTATTTATGCCGTTTGCCTCAATTATAAATCCAGACTTAGCTAACGGTGACGATTTTGCTTACATATTAGATAATTTTAAAGACTGTTTAGATATGTTAAATGCTGAAACTGCAACAAGGATGACTAAACCAATAAATAATATAAGAGAAAATTTAGGCACTTATTATAGTAACTTATATGGTGTTGCATATACTACATATGAATATGTTATTAACTTATTTAATTTAATGCTCCATTTTGCTAGATTATTTTTGGAAAAAATATTAAATTTTACTCTACATACACAACTAGTATTTATTACAATTAATGATTTTTTTGCTAAAATATTATCAGTTTTTACAGTAATTTTTTATACTCTACAATTACTTATAGGTGCATATAGACTTATATTTACATTAGCAGTTATGGGGTTTTTAATAGCTTTTGTTATTCCTGCTAGTGTTATATTAACTATTCAAACAATAATTTTAATTAGAGGAATTGTTAGTTTAGTAACAGCAAGCTTCGGTCTTCCTTTTACTATTGGATGGTTTTTAGTAGACCTAGTAGTTGTTATTATTGGTATAGTCACCTTTGTATTTGCCTTATTGTTTTTAACACTTGTTGCACTATTTTATACACTATTAGTCAGTTTTGTTTCTGAAATAGAGATAAACTAGCATAGCATAATTATTATCAAAAATCATCTCCAAATTCAAAAGAATTAATTGTTGAATTTTTTGTTGTGAGTGAATATTCACTTACACGATCTTCAAAAAAGTTGGTTTTTGTTTCAATACTTATATTTTCCATCCATTCAAATGGATTTTTGCTTTCATAAATCTTATCGCCCCCTAATTGTAAGCTTAGACGATCTGCGACAAATTCTATATATTGTTTCATTAAAACTTGGTTCATTCCAATTAATCTACACGGAAGCGCATCATTTATAAATTCTAATTCAATTGAAACCGCTTCACTAATAATTTCGTGAATTTTCTGTTTCTTTAATGGCTTTTCCAATTTATTATGTAATAATACGGCAAACTCTGTATGTAGTGCTTCATCGCGTGATATTAATTCATTAGAGAAAGTGAGACCAGGCATTAGACCACGTTTTTTTAACCAATAAATAGCGCAAAATGCTCCTGAAAAGAATATGCCTTCTACGCACGCAAAAGCAACTAGCCGTGTGGCAAAAGTGGATTTTTTATCATTAATCCATTTAATAGCCCAATCCCCCTTTTTCTTAATACACTCATATTCATGTAATGCATTAAATAATTTGTCTTTTTGTTCTCTATCTTTAATATATGTATCAATCAAAGTTGAATATGTAATAGAATGAATGCTTTCCATAGCTATTTGAAGTCCATAAAATGCCCGCGCTTCACTTAATTGTACTTCATTCATAAAACGAACTCCTAAATTTTCTAATACAATTCCATCGCTTGCTGCAAAGAATGCCAAAATCATTGAAACAAAATGCTTCTCATCATCTGTTAGCGTTTCCCAATCTTTAGCATCTTTGCTTAAGTCAATTTCTTCCGCTCTCCAAAATAAATCTTCTTGTTTTTTATACATTTTCCAAATGTCATTATCTTTAATTGGAAACATAACGTAACGATTAGGGTCTTCTTGTAATAAAGGTTCAATTGTGTTTTTACTCATCCTATATATATTAGAACTATAATATTTATATTTTTTTAAAATAATGTTATCAATTTTTAAAAATTAAAAAAAATAACAAAATTTAGTAATAGTTAAATTATTATTATAATATAATATGTTTAACATTAAGATTTCACAAAAAACAAAGATTTATGTGTTGCTATTAATTGTAGCTGCTTTAAGTGTAAGTTATATTATGAATAAACAAATAAGCGCATTTATATCATTAGTATTATTAAGTGGATTAGCATATGCGCTTTCTAAAAATATTGTCATGTCATTAGCAATATCTATTATATTTACCAATTTATTATTATCAATGAATTATTTTGTGGTTGAAGGTTTACAAGCACAATCTTTAACTATTGGTACAAACAGTTATACTGGGGATACAATAGAAAAACTAAATGCCCTTCAAGCTAAGGATAATGCAAGTATAATTTAATAAATTATAAATAAGTATATATATATATATATATATATATATATATATATATATAATTATTT